TTATCAATGCTGATACTGAAGCTGGTGTTACTGCTTCTATCAACGGAACAACTTCTACATTAGACATCTTAGCTGCTTCTGCTGATGCTGGTGCTATCCAAGCTGTTTTCTCTGATTCAGGTGCTACTTATGCTGATGCAACTGCTTATGTTGCTCCTGTAGGAACAATCTCTGAAGTTGAGTTACAAGCTGTTGGTAAATCTTTAGCTGGAAGAACTTACAACAGATACGTAATCCGTCACAGAAAATTGGTTAAACACAATGCTGTATCAGGATTAAGTGTATTCAAAAATGTTGATTCAGTTATTTACGAAGCATCTAACTACACAACAGGTTCAGGTTCTACAAACTACGAAACTGCATTAGATGGTATTTTAGCTGGTACTATTTCTGTTGCTAACTTAGCTACAGTTGGTACTGAAGTTGCTAAATACTTCGCTATTCCTTCTTTGTAATTAATATTGAATAGGGGTGAAATATCCCCTATTCTTTTTATATTTGTCTTATGGCAAAAGAAACAGAAGAAGCTGATTTAGTAATTTTTGGATTAAGCACAGATAGGGATTTACTACTAGAGTATCCTGAACTAGCAGAGATAAAAGAGTTCAAAGATTTAAAGAACCCAAAGCTAGTAAGATTATGTTGGTTAATAGGTAATAGAACCTCTCCAATATATACAATGCTACCAAGAACAGCAAAAATCAAAAGAGCACTAACCATTGTATATGGAAAGGCTTGGGAAAGAAAAGAAGACCTAAGAGCAATCGGTGAGGGAAAGATACCTACAGAAGTTGAATTAGGCATAAACAGAATGGCGGCATTTAATCCTGAGTACAGGTTAAAAGCAAAGCTACTTTCTCAATATATGTTTGATACATTGAATGAGATAATAATATTGCAAACTCCAATTGATGAATTGGACATTGAGGAAAGAAAAAAGTACATTGACCTTTTGATTAAAGCACATGATTCTTTACCTAAAATGGTTGCAACATTAGAAACCTCATTTGGAGCAAAAGTAGTGAATAGAAAAACCAAGACAGAGGTGTTGGTTAATATTAATGACGTAATGAAATAATATGTTTTTATACAATTCAGTTGTAACAAGACCAAACAGATTAACCGAGAAAAAGGACTCTGATTATCACGCAAGATTTGCGAAGTATTGCTTGTCTACGATGAGCAACTATATGTATAGAAATTACATAAACAAATGTTTATTGAATTGGTCTTTCTACAAAGGTGGAGAAGGTCAATGGATATTTGATGAAGATGTTGAATCTTTTTTCTTAGATGAATCAGGAGATATTCGTAATCGTCTTAAATGGACAAAGAACATCATTAAACCAATGGTACAACAATTTGTTGGGAATGCCATTCGATTAGCATACGATGCAAAAGCAACTTGTATTTCTGATTTCGTAATCAATGAAAGAGAAAAAGAATTAGCAGAGCTTAAAGGATTTGAGAAGGTTGCTGAAGCCTTTCCATTCATGAAAGATACAATCAAACGTAATCTTCCAATTGGAGACACGCCACAAGAAACTGAAGAAATTTTCCAAAACATTTGGGAAGAAAGATATGAGGGTGATATTAATAACCTTATTGAATTCATAGCTAATGATGTAAGGATTGACGAATTAAAAGTTCAGTTAACTCGCTCTCTTGCGTTATCAGGTATGGGTATCTACAAAGGATACGAACATAATGAGCTATACAAAGCAGAAGCCTTAAATCCATTATTTTTTATTTGGGATATGTCAGCGTTAAAGCCTGATTTCTCTGATGCTGAGTTTATGGGTGAATGGTATTACTTAGATGCTCCTACAATTTTTGAAAGATACCAAAAACTTTCTCCTGAAGAAAAAGCTGCAATCGAGCAGTACGGAAAAAATGACAATAAAGGTATCCATAGAATCATGAACGGAATCTTTACACTTAAAGGTGGTAAAATTCCTGTTTATGAAATGCACTGGAAAGATGTTGAAAAATGTGAATATGGATGGGTACTTGATGAGAATCAAGCTCCATACTACTCAGTTATTAATAATGAGAATTTCTCCGAATACACAGATAAAGATTTGATTGACCCACCTACTGAGAAACACAAGGAGGACATGGGAGATAAAAAGAAACACGTTGTATTTAGAGATGTTGAACGTTATTGTATTTTTATTCCAAAAGAAGAAGTTGGAGTAGGTGTAGGTCACGACATTGTTCTTGAGTTTGGTGTAACTCCATATCAAGAAAGAAACTTATACGACCCATCAAACGTAAAATTCCCATACAAAGTATATACATGGGTTTACGATAGAGGTGAAGTATTAACTCCATTAGATGACGTTATTGACCCACAAAGATTCTTGAACAGAACATTATCTGTAATTGAATCCCACATGAGTAATATGCGTGGTACAGGTACTGTAATCTCAAAATCTGCAATTGACGAGAGAGATGGTGAAGCTGACTTAATGAGAAATATTAATGCATCTAAACCAATCTTCGTAGATACAGATAGAGTAGGTTCAGTGCAAAATGCTATTGGAACATACGGAACAAATTTAGGTCAAGGTACATTACAGATGTTCCAAGTTATTGACCAGGTTCAGAAGTCCATACAAGACGTTACAGGAGTTAACGAAGCCATGACTGGAACTCAGGGTGGAGGAGATGTTTTAGTGGGTGTAATCGAAGCTCAGATACAAAGAGGTTCTCTTGTTCAAGAACCATTCTATTGGGGTATTACTTCAATACTACAACAAGCATACGAACACATGGCTACGGTAGGTAAAGCAATATACATAGATAACCCTAGAAAATTAACTTCTATTGTTGGTGATAAAGGATTGATGAATATTAATCTTTCTAAAAACCACATGCTTCAAGATTTTAGAATATTCATTAAACGTTCTGAAACTAAAGAGCAAGGAATCCAACAAGGAAATCAATTATTGTTTACTTTACTTCAAGGTGGCTTAATTGACCAAACTGTTTTTGCAAACTTATTTGGTAGAGCTAACCCTGAAAACATTGCAGCCGCATTACGTGTACATACTAAAAACAAAGTAATGGCACAAAACAAAATGGATGACATGCAAGGTCAGATGCGACAGCAACAACAAGCGCAAGCGCAGCAACAATTACAAGGAATAGCAGCTGTTGACCAATATCAAAAAGAACAGCAGGGAGTGAGCGATGAAATGTCTCATCAAAGAGAATTAGAAAAAATAGCTTTAAAAGAAAGCATGAAACAAGGTAGTCAGCCACCTACAGAATAGTAAGTGGTTGATTATATTAAAAAAATGTTTATTTTAGCAACAAATAAATATATATATGGATAACCTAGAGAAAGAAGCTGAAAAAATTGCTCAAGAACTTGAGAACAATAATTCAGCTCAAAATACTCAGGCTGAATTCACAGATGAAGGGTTGCAAAGACAAATTGATTACTTTACAAGTATCGACCCTAAGTTTAAAGAATCAGATGAGTATAAAGACTTGATAGCTTCTATAAGTGGTCAAGCACAATCATCAGACGATGAAGAAGAGGAAGAAGAAGAATTTGAAAATGATTCTGAAGAGGAGGAAGAAGAAGATGATTCAGATGTTTTTGGATTAACAAAAAAAACTAAAAAAGGAAAAGAAGTTAAAATTGACTTTGAAGTACCGAAAGAGTTAAACAAGTTAGTTAAATCAAAATATGGAATTGACGACGTAGAGAAGTTCTTTGGAAGTGTGGATGCATGGAGAACACAAGCGCAAGAAAAAGCAGAAGTAGAAAAAAACTACAATGCAATTTTGGAAGACTTGGGTTCAATGCCAAAAGAAATTAAAGACGTTGTTTCTGCTTGGGCTGAGAATGAGGATTGGAAAGAATTTTTCCAGGAATCAAAAAGACTGAATTATGACGACTCCTTTGAGAAGCAAGACTCAAATCGACTTGTTCAGCACTACTTGAAAGATGAGTTCGAAGAATTACAAGATGACTTGGATTCAGGAGAAATCACATCTGCAGAGTATGACAGACAATTACGTATGTTAGCGAAGACAACTAAACGATTCTTCAATGAAGAAAAAGTTGCGATTGAGAAGGAACGTGAGCGTATTGAAACTAAGGAGAAGGGCAGATTTCAAGCCGTGAAACAAAGTGCTACGCTTTCCGTGGAATCTCTTACAAAGAAGTACCCCAACTTCAGTAAGGGCGAATTAGGAAAAATTCGTTCGGTCTTGGTTGAGGGAAGAATCGATAACTTATTTATAAATGAGGATGGTACTTATAATGAAGATGCAGCCGAAAGACTTGCATACGCATTATATGGTAATAAAATAGTTGAATCTGCGACAGGTAAGGCGAAAAGACAAGGAGAAAGTGAGGCGAATATGAGAATTGTTGATTCCAGCCCAAAGACGATAAGAAAACAGAAGTCAACCCAAGGGAACGACAAACCTGATTTATCGGCTGTGGCGCATTTATCAGGAATGAGCGCATTCAAAAATGACCCTTACGTATAAATAAGGTTTAACTAAAAACAAATAAACACGATGCCTACACAAAACATCAACTCAGGTAGATTTAGCAACGCGAACTTAAACTCGGTAGGTTCTCAGTACGCAGCTAACTACGGACACGGAGTGTCAACGTTAGTTCAGAAAATGACTAACAAATTAATCTTTGACGCTGCACCACAGCAGTTCTTAGATTTATCTTTCCTTAACCAACAAGAGGTTGAAAGCAATCCTTCTGATGAGTTCTTCTTCCAAGAATCTACTTATCAACGTGAGGCGATTGTTGCGACTGCTTCTGCTGCTGCAGTATCTTACCCTGCAACTCAAGTTATCTCTGTTGCTTCTTTGGATTTCGTATCAACAAACATGATTGTTGTTTACCCAGGAAACTACAAAGGTGTAATTACTGATTTTGATTCAACTTTGTTGACAATCACTGTTACTCCTTATGTAAACAAATCTTTGCCTGCAGTAGCTGCAAACGATTTATTGGCTAACCTTTCTACAGTTGACCACGATGGTTCTGAAGGTTTCGCACAATACTTCCGTATGTCTACAATTGAGCGTTCTAACTACATTCAATTATTCAACCGTGCTATCCGTTACGGTGAAGTAGAATTACACAAAATGCGTAATGCAGGAACAACTTCTAACTTCCTTTCTATGGAGCGTGACAAGTTGTTTGAACAACACAGAATTGACATGTCCAATGCATTTTGGAATGGTTCAAAAGGTGAAGTAAAAACTGCTAACGGAACTCCAGCAAAAACTACAGGTGGTGTTTACACTTCTATGTTAGAAGCTGGTTCTCCAAAAATTCAAGCTACATCTACAACTTTGGTTGATGCATTCGAGGAAGCGGTATTAGCTTCTGAATATGGTCAATATGGTGCAGTTCGTATGGCGTTCATGACTCCTACATTACACCGTCAATTGTCATTAGCTTACAAAAACGAGCACACTCGTTACGAGCCTCAAAATGACATGGCATTGTTGAACTTGAAAGAAATCAACATTGGTTCTTCTCGTATCGTATTGTGTCCTTACAAACGATTTGAAGATACTGCATCTTTCCCAGCTGAATTCCAAAACCGTATCGCAATCTTAGACATGAAGAACATGAAACGTGTTCAAATGTGGGGTGAGCGTTCAGGTGATACTTTAGCTTTAGCTGATGGTATTCCAAAACGTTTTGGTGAAGTTTACGTTGACTCAAACATGGGGGTTAAATTTAACAATCCATTAGCTTGTGCATCAATTGATGTAAAACTATAATAACTCGAATCGGGTAGGGAGTTAATTCTTCCTACCCTTTTTATTTTAAAAAATAACAATGGCAATAGAAAAAGTACAAGACGCTCAAGAAGAACCAACAAAGGTTGTTGAACGCACAGAGGTAAAAACACCTACAGCAAAAAAAGACATTTCATCTCCTTCAATTTCAATGGAAGAAGTGTACAAATTATTAGAAGAGCAAAATGCACGATGGGAAGAAAGATTGAAGCAAGTTACTACGACTGCTCCAGTTAGTAGAACTTCAGGTGAACCATTATCTGAAAAAGAATTGTTTGATGATTATATGGATGAACCTGCAACATTTTTTGTGTTTGCATCTCAATATTCAATTTTTGGAGATAAAATTCGTGGAGTAGAGACTGTTCCTCCTCATGGAAAAATTAAATTTTCAAATGTATTGCGTTCAAGAACTCGTACAAGTAATGGTGAAAAAATTATTTCTGTAGCATCACATGTAACTAACTCTAAATCAACTGCTGAGTGGTTAAGAAAATGTTCTGCTTTTGGATATGAGATTTTTGAAGATATGAATACGGTTCAGAATATTGATGCTGCTTGGGCTCAAAGATTGGTTCAATCAAGCAATATAGTAAATAATTTTTCTGACCACGCAGTTATTTCTCGTTGTAAATTAGAAGGTATTCCAATTTCAACTGATGTTACTGAGTTAAGAAAAACATTAACTACTGTTATTGCTAAGAAAAACGAAGAGCAACATCAAGAGTTATTGAATAAAAAGTTAAGAAATTCAAAAATAGAAGACAATAGAATTATTGTTCCTTCTGCAATTTAATAAAAGATGATTTCAGCACTAGAGTTAAGAAAACAATTAGCGTTTGCGTTAGACGCAGAAGGCTCTGACTACTACAGAGATGACTTAGATTATATACCTGCAATTAATGCGGCTATTAACTGGTTAACGTCGGTTGTCAACTTAACTCTAGGTGGTGATAAATTAGGTGAAGAATTTTTCAGAGATATTGCTTATTCAGGAATATTTCAAACAAACAATTATTCTCGCGTTAGTTTAACAACATTTCCAACAGAACCTTGGACAATACTTTCAGTGTTTCCATTACCAACTGTCGGAACTACAGGTGTACCTGCTCCTACGGTTTTATTAACTAACAGCGCTTATCGACCTGACAAGAAGTATATCAACTCAACTGAAGATTGTAAACGTCTTACAATTGAAGAATGGTCAAGAAATAAAGACAATCCATTTGAAGCTGGATACGGTGGAAATTCAATAGCTACTGTTTTAAAAAGATATTGTTATTTATCTCCATACAATCATACAGATAATAATGCAGGCAATGTTTCTCAAGAAATAGAAATACGACCAGCTATACCTAATCAGTTTGTAGCAGTATTTTGGGTTAAGAAACCTGTTCCAATTACTACAATTAATGACAATATAGAATTCCCTAGTTCTACGTTTCAATTGCTATTTAATAAGGCATTGCAATATATTGCTTACAAACAAGGAGATGGCACTACAATTACCACAGCTACTCAAGCTGATATGCAGTTATTACTTAATGTAATATAAAGGTTTTGTTTTGTATATTTGTTATTGATTAATAAATATACTTATGGCAACATATCGTTACGTCGCATACGACCTTGAAAAATCCCTGAAAAAAACATTTGATGATGCTGACATTACGTTTGCTCAAATTGTATATTGGGTTATGGTTGTTGCAAACAAACTTAGAGCTCAACATTATCCTGTAACAAATACAGATTTATTTACTTCTACATATTCTTCTGTTCCTATACAAAAAGATATAAAAGGTAGAAAATTTATTGACCTTCCAACACAAATAATTGATTTGCCTTTTCAAAAAGGAGTTAATTACATTTGTTATAATCTTGAAGATAATGATGATTGTAATGGATATTCATTTGCTCAAGTATTTTTTCAACCTACATTTTCTAAACAAGTACAACATTTGTATTTAGATGAATACACAAAACCTAAACCTGAAAACCCTTATTTTTATAGAGTAGGTCAAACAGTAGATGATGTAAGTGTTGATAGATTATATTTGCTTGGAGTTGATAAATTGCCAATTACAGATTTAGAAATATCTATTTTATCTACATTAAATCCTAATCGACTTCCAAGTTTAGATGATGAAATTCCATTACCTGATGAATTAGTATTGGATGTAATTACTCAAGTACTTCAGTTAGGAAGAATGATTTTAATGATTCCTGATGAAAGACAGAATGATGGTTCTGATGAAGCTAAAGGCTCAATCCCTCAAGTTCCAGGAACTCGTCAACAAGCACAACAGCAACAACAACAAGAAACTGAATAATAATAAGCTATGAATTCAAACGATTACGTATCAGTTGACCATCTTTTAGCGGAGATAACTTCTACTTTGAATGATACAGAGTTTAGAAGTGGTTTTAATAAAGGGTGGTACATATCAAGAATACAAGATGCATTACAAGAATTATCTTTTGATACTTTTTGGGGAAAGCTACAACAAGACATTGAAGTTCCTAAAACATTGCAATTGCCAATGCCAAAGGGAACGTTTAATATTCGTGAAATATATTTGTATCACGGTGGATTATGTTCTCCTCAAAAAAGTCAAGTAGTTTATTGGAAAAGAAACTTTAACAATCAATCTAGTGGTGAAGGATATACGTCTCGAGTTAAAGATGATGGTAGTCAAAGTTCTGATATTTTTCAGCCGAACCAACGAATTATGGGAAATGCTAATTACATTGGTTTTGCAGGTCAGAAATTTTATTACAATACCATTAACGGAATAATCATGTTAAGTAGAGATTGTTTGAACTACGAAAATATTAGAATTGTCTATAATAGTATGGGTGGTGAGATTGGTGACTTACCTGTAGTTCCTAGATTTTTTGAAAGAGCAGTAAACGATTACGTTGAAGAAAGATTTTACAATGCTATGAAATCTCGTGACCCACGTAAATTCAGAATACTTTGGAACGACGCATACAGCAGATTAAATGATTTAGTTGGTGGTTCATGGAATAAAGCACGTAAGCGTGTTAAATCAATGGATACATCTGAAAAAACATCTATGGAAGAGTACATTTCTAACATGATTCATAAGTAATATGGAAGGAAAACATAAAACAGCTGCTTGGCAGAGAAAAGAAGGTAAGAATCCTTCAGGTGGATTAAACGCAAAAGGAGTTGCTTCTTATAGAAGACAAAATCCTGGTAGTCATTTAAAAATGGCTGTTACAACACCACCATCAAAATTAAAGCCTGATAGCGCTGCAGCAAAAAGAAGAAAAAGTTTTTGCGCAAGGATGTCAGGAATGCCTGGACCAATGAAAGATGAAAAAGGAAGACCAACAAGAAAAGCTCTTTCTTTGCGAAAATGGAATTGTTAAAACAATAAAAATGGGATATTCAGCAATAAGAAGAGGTCTTGGAGACGATGTAGCTTTTGTCGCAAAATCTATAAGATTAGATAAGGCAGCAAAATCCTTAGCAAACGTTCTTGGTAAGGAAGATTGTGGTTGCGAAAAAAGAAAAAAAAAGTTAAATAAAATTCCATCTTTATTTAAAAGCAAATAAAAAATGAAACAACAACACGGAAAATATGACGTTAAAAATTACAGCAAAGGTGTAAACTCTGACGTAAGTAAAGAATTAATAAGCGAATTACCTGAAGGATTTCATGCTGACTCATTGAATATGAGGTCTTTAGCTCAAGATGGAGATAACTTAGGGAAAACTCATATAGGTGGTGAAAGTGGATTTTACCCTGCAATAGATACAAGGGATTATACAAATCAATCTAATCCATCAACAATAAATTTTATCAATTATAGTTGTGTGATGACACAATCTATTAACGGACATATTGTAGAAATATGGTGTAGTAAAGATAATTTTACATTTTCTAAAAACCCGTCAGAACCTTCTTTTATTCGTATTGATGGAGACATATGTTTGATGTCTGTTAATTTCCCTGTGTATCATGATAAACCTTTGCAATACGATAAAAATCAAAGTATTTTAGGCGGTGAATTTTACATTACAGATTTCTATTCTCAACCTATGACTTTTAATTTACAAGATTTAATTGACTCCTATAATACAAAAAAGTATTTTGAATTTTTTAATTTAAGTGAATATACAATAGCTATTCAAGCAAGTCTGTATAAGCCTCAGTTTATTGATTTAGTAAATTCAAATCCAAATGGAGCTACGGTCATTGGTTCTGCAGGACTTCCTGTTGGTCAATATTCTTATTCGTACAGATATGTAAGTGCTTCAGGAGATTTCTCTTCATTTTCTCCATTAACTGATTTAATTCCTGTTATAATCAACAAGAATAGTCACTCCCCATTGTTTAGTCAGAATTTAATTTCTGCAAATCCTGATATTTCAGTAAATTCAACTTTTGCTCCATATATTAAATTACGCTTTGTAAATAACAATGCTTTTGCGAGTATTGAAATTATCCGTCATTGTTGGCAGTCAGGAGCAACGATAGATACTCCTCCAATTTCTTATATTATACATACTTACGACATAAGTAGTATTTTTGGTGTTGGAATATTTTCGTTTATAGATAGACAATCTGAAATAAGCGCAATGACTTCTATTACTTATACAGAGGCTAATTTAGATGTAACAAGTATTGTTGCCGCTAAATCTATTCGATTCTACAATAAAAGATTATACTTAATGAATTTAAAGTATAAATCAAAAGATATTATTGATGAATTAAATTTAGATACTACAAAAAGCTATATATTTCCTACAATTCAAAAGCTATACAAAGAAGGGCATAGTAATGCTTATAATGCAGCGATGTACAAATCGTTTATGCGAGGTGAGCGACAAGGTTATGGAATATTGCTTTATGATAATAATGGCTCTCCAACTTATGTAACTCCACTTCCTACAGGAAATCCAAATAACAAGTATTCATACCAACACCCAAATAGAAGGTCTCCATTATCTTTAACGGATAGTAAAGGAACTTCTTATGAAGGAGCTGTAACAGCTATGCCTGAAAACGATAAAAATGGAACAGCAGTATTAACTCACGAGGTATTTGACCACGAGAATGCTGTTTCTAGACCTGGTTTTTTAAGTTATAATATTTGCGATAATGGCGATACAGCACTTGTTCATCCTACCAATCAAAATGATAGTTCATTTGAATTTGGAAAACCAAACCTTGCGGCATATTATATTAATGATTACGATAATACCCTACCTTTTGCTTATGCTCCTAAAGCATTTGGTCTTGATTATTATTCATTAGGAATTGCGGTAAAAGACATTGAAATTCCTGCAGGATTCTCAGGTTTTTCTATTGTTAAAACAAAACCTGCAAAAAGAGTTGTCGCTCAAGGTTTAGCAATGTATAATTTTTCAAATGATGATGCTTGCCATGTTTATTTCCCTGATTTAGAAAAATTAGATACAATAAGTTTAAATCAATTATATGATACTCCTTCTTCATTTCAACTAGAGATAGTATCTGCCATGGGGTTTTTCTCTGAATGTTACTCAGGACGGACTAGCGTAAATGCAGGAGGACAGATTTCAGGTTATTTGGATAGAAATATTGATATGATTTCTTTTTTTAGGGTTTTAAAAGAAGACGGAACCATAAACCCTACAGAATACACTGGACACGTTAAGTACAATTCATGGTTCGGCTCAACATCTGATGTTGACGTTACAACTAAACAGATTTTCGACATAGAGGCAGCGACGAGTTTTTTGGTTGGACCTGGGTTATTGAGTTACTCAAGACTTACTTTAAGTGATAGAATTTACAATCATGAGCTTGCAGGTGTTAGTCCTGTTTATGTTGTTAATTTGATTCAAAATACTGCTGACGTTTCAGATGAAACAATCACCGAATATACAAGCACAGGTCATTTTCAAAAAAATAAATCTTTAATTGGAACTATAACAACACAAACAACATCTTCATTTCCTTTGATTTCTGAAAGATGGGAAGACTGCATAAATAAACCGTTTCAAAATGCAGACAATAATTTTAATTCATACTATTCAATTGATAGATACGTACACGTTGAGAACCTTTCAGGAGATTCTAAACCTTGGTTAAATATAACATACAAAACTACAGCTGAAATAAATGTAATTCTTACCGATATAACTACTAATGGTTTTTATCAATCAAGTCCTTTAGATAAAAAAGTTTACGGAGTGTACAAAGACAATTCACCTACTAATACTGAATCGCTACAGAGAAATTACGAATTAATATTTGAACAATTTGACTCAAATTATAATATAAATTTATTCATACCTAAGCCAAGCGAATCTATTTACGTAATGTACGACAATAGAATACCTAGCAGAGTATTTGGAGGTGATACTTATGTTAATGAATGTATTTGGGCTCATATTGATGCTGAAGGAATAAATAATACTTTTCCTTACACTGATGGATTTAGGATTCCATCACAACAATTTCCATATCAAAAATATGGGAAATCACCAGGTATGATTCAGTATTTCGACGTAAGCGACGCAGGTGACCCAGACCTTATGACAGCGAGTATATTCTTTGTTGAATATATACGTCAATTAATCTGTATGTTTACAGCTGAAACTAGAGTTCCTTTATGTTTTGCTTTTGAAGCAGAGCCTTCTATACGTAACAGTCTAAGCAAATTCTATCCTCTAAAAAATTACGTTCCTAGACCATACGCATGGGACAATGATAATCCAAATAACGGAAATGTAGACCCTCAATATTTTGTAACTTATGGTAGTGAGCAAGATTATTGGAAACGTGGAGGGTTTAAATACATACAAACAATCAATCAAGATTACGTAAATAAAAATAACTTACGATTATTTACGAGTGTTCCAAAGATAGGTTTTGAAGAACAGACACATTACCCTACACGTATTGCATGGTCAGAAGAAAAAAATGTAAATGAACAAAACAGTCCAAGCACAAAGACATTTTTAGTATCCAATATTTTAGATTTATCTGACAATAACGGAGAGATTAAATTTGCCTGGAGCGCTATGTCAGACAAAAAAGGTCAAAACTTATATGCAATAACTTCAAATGGAATAGCATTAGTAATTGCAGATAAGCGTATAATTAATGATATTAATGCTGAAGAGCTTTTCTCAGGTAGTACCATTAATAAAGGGGCTATAGATTATTTATGGCTTACTCAAACAATTGGGATGACTGATGAGTATTGGAGAAGTTGGGCTGAATACAACAATGCTCTTTTCTTTTTTAATGATACAGGGGTATATGCTCTTGCGTCTAATCAAATAGAGTTTTTGAGCGAGAAAGGAGGATTTCAAGAGATATATAAAAATAGAGTTATTCCTTACATTGGAAAAAACGTTGAAACTAAAATGTCAGGAGTATTTAATGTTTTAACAAAAGAATACATCATGACATTTGATGAAAGTGTTTTTGCTCAAGGAAGCTCTGACTTATTGCCTAGCTCATTAATTTATGGCGTAACTCAACAAGCGCTTCAATGTAGAGCATCTTACAATTATGATAAATATTTATCTATAGCAAATAAACTTTACGGAATGAGAGGTGGAGCTACATTTAGATTAGGTGAAGGAAACATAGTTGATGGTAAATTAATGGTAACTTCCGTTACAGGCGTTTCTACTGGTAAGCAAGGAAGATATGAACCCGATGTATTATATCACTCAAAAGAGTTCATTAGAATACGCGTAAACTCAAATCATAAGCCAAACAGAATTCTTTTCTTTGATGACTATGAAAATTACATAAATGGAATAGTTTCTTCAACAGTTGATTCAGATGCAATATCTTATTCCATAAAAGATTACGGAGGATATGAATGTTACATACCTCGAAAAGCATTAGCTCCGCATTTAAGACAACAGGGAAGAGTTGTATTGTTTAGAATAGAAAATGACACTAATGAAGACTTTACCATAAATGCTACCATGGTTCAGTTTAAAGTGTTGAAATAATTGTTAAATTTGAAAAAAGAAATATTATGAGTTATTTAGATGATAACGGAGGTGCAATACTATCTTCTACTATATCAGGAGCTTCTACAGGCGCAGCTGCAGGTCCTTACGGAGCTTTAATAGGAGCTGTAGTAGGAGCAGGAGTAGGTATATATGGCGCAAATAAAAAAGATAAAGCTAAATCTTTATTACCTCCATTAGTTGACCCAGAGCAACAAGCAATGGAAAGATACTATGCGCGTATGCGTACAGCGTATCAAACAGGGACTGCACAAGCATATCAAAGAGCTGATTTGCAATCTACTACACAAGAAGCGTTGAGAAATGCCTTTAAGTTTGGTGGAGCAAGTACAGATGTTGCAGGCATAAAAAGCATTTACCTAAAAGGAGTTCTTGGGTTAAATCAACAAAGTCAACAAATGGAAGGAATGTATGCTGATAAACAAAGTCAGTCAATCAATGATATAGCTCAAAGAAAATTAGATATTCAAGGGGTTATGTATGACCAAGCAAAAGTTACTGCAGAAAATGATTCTAAAAATTTATCAGCAAATACAAATGCATTATTGACTCAAATTCCTGAGCTTGGAAAAAATTCAATAACAACAAATAGCCCTAATGAAGTATATAGCTCAGATACAGATAATATTGATGGGACTGGAAGTAAATACCTTCCAAATCCATACTCAACAGGCAATGTACTAAGTAATTCTAATTTAGTTCAATTCAAGAAACCTGCTCTTAGAAATCGGTTTGGCTTACAACAAAGTTCAATGAATCTTTTCGGAAACCCATACTCAACAGGTAATGCTTTATCTAATTCAAGTTTAATATAACAAAATGGCAACAGAAGATATTCAAAACCAAGTAAATACAAACACTGTTTTAAAGGTAATTACAGGTCAATCAAATAAAACTACTGAAGAAGTAGCTAATGAAACTTCCGCGGTTGCAGATGCTCAAGACGCTGTAGATGAACAAAAAAGAGTTGCTAAAGTTGCTGAACAAATACAAAAAAACAATGATTTTTTTGACCCTGCAAGTTACATAACTCCTACAGCTCCAACAGGAGATAAATTAACTAATGCTGATTTTTACCCTGGATTAGAACAAAATGTTATTCAAGGTTATCACCAAGGAAAGTTTTTTAATTCTGCATTAGTAGGTTCTACAAATGTAGCTCCTATGGCTGTTATTGAAGCTAGAAAAAAAGAATTAGCTCAACAGGCTTATACAAAAGCAAAAAATGCAGAAATTGCTAGACAAAAAGTTCAAAGTTTTAAAGTTACTGCTGCTCCTCAATTTGTAAGTGAAATTAACGACAGAGCAATGTTGTATTCTCAACAAATGGCTAAAAAGTACGGAAATAATTACGAAGCTCTACTTAAAGACCCTGAGTACATAAATACAATGCGTAGATTTGATGAACAAGGTAGAAGCACATTGACTACTCATGAACGTATTCTAAAAATGCAAAAAGACGCTGAAAAAGGTGATTTAATTATATCTCCTGAAGACGCTAAGTTTGCTCAAGAATACATGACAGCTACAGGTAATCTTAATGCAGAGCACGTTGCGAATGGAATTATAAACGGAACATTTAAGGCTACTGATTTTGCTGATAGGATACAAACTTACGATAATCTTAAAGGTTGGTCTACTGCTGAAAATCTTAATAGATTTGTTAGAGAAGTAAAAAACGAAGAATTCAGAAAAGCACCAAAAGGAACTTATAGTAAATTAGAGAAACTGAGCGTTACAGATAAATTTATGGACAGAGATGCTCATGAACAAGGTCTTGCTCAATATGTTCGCGACCATAAACTATACAACGCAGGTAATCCTGACGCTCCTGTCGGAACTCCTGAGCATGATAAATGGGTTAAATTCAAGAGTAATCAATGGGAAGCTGATAAGGCAAATGGAGATAAATTACAAAAAGAAAAATCATTAGTTGAGTCAGGTGAGTCTGCGAGATTTAGTGATAACCTTGCCTGGATGAAACATCAAGATGATAAATATAATTATTACGGAGAAGTTGAACAACGAGTTACAGATAAAAATAGAGTAGTGTCTTTTGCTCAAACTGAAGATGCAACAAAACGTAAAGCTGATTACACTAGCTATATGAAACAATTTCCTACAAATAAAAATAACGGATACACAACTATTCAGCTTGGAGAGCCTACAAACAATAAAGGTACTTGGTCTACTAATCAAGCTGGAATAACAATGAAAGGTGGAGATGGTAAATTTTACACTTTAAGTACTGAACAAATTTATGCAAAAGGACAAGATAAAGTAAATGGACCAAAATTCATAAAAGATAATAAATCTGTTTATGAAGATGCTAAATTAGCATTAAAAAACAAAGCTGGAAAATCTGTTGTTGTTTCTGAAGAAGTAGGTCACTTTGTTCGTTCTTCTTCGGGAAAATGGATACCTTTAGAATTAGCTGGAGAAGGAAAACATGGCGATGTGACAACTATGATTATTCAAAAAGCAAAAATTGTCACTGGGTATAAAAAAGTAGAAGACCCTAACAGTCCAGGTGTATATACTCAAGAGCCTATTGTTTCAAATAGTACATTTACAATTACTAAACCTATCGGTGAAGAATACGAAAAAGCAAATTTATTAAACCATAAAGCTACATCTTCTCAAATGGGAGCAGCAAAAGTATATTAATATGAATGTAGACGTTACAAGCACACAAACAGGAGGAGTTGAAGCAACTGCAAAACCTGAAGATTTTAAAGCAAATATAACACCTGTTAAACAGGAAGAAACTGCACAAGCACCTGTTGAACCAGTTGTACCTGTTGTACCTGTTGTACCTGTACAACCTACAGTAACTGAGCCTCCTGTTGTAAATATGCAGACTCCAGCTGCTCCAGTTATTACTTCTGAAGCAACTAATGAAATTCCTGCGCCTGAGGTTGCTGAAATACCTGACCCTATTGATATATATTCTTTTGATTCTATTGACTATGGTCATATTAATAATGAGAATGGTGAAACTGAACAAGAGCTTACTTATTATGATGATACTAAAAAGGAAGAAGTAACAGATGAAACTGACCCTTTGTTTTTCTTTAATGGTTTAGATATTGATAACAGCAAAGACAAAAAAGAAGGTGGCTCTGAAGCGACAACTATAGAAGCTATAGCTCCACCTGTAGGTATAAATCAACCTGTTATCACGCCTGAAGTTAATCCAGTTGAAATAACTGAAATACAACCTGAAATTAAAACACAGCAAGTAGGAACTCAAACTATTGGTGATTCTGAATTCAATGGTGTTACAGAAGATGGAAAACCTACAGAAGGAACATATACATTAGTTGACGGAACTGAAACATCAGGAAGATATGATGATAAAGGACAATTAACTGGAGTAGGTTCTGTTAAAGTTCCTGATGGAACGCATTATGTAGGAAACGTTAAAGACGGAAAAGGAAATGGTATTGGAGTTATAACTGATAAGAATGGAGTTGAAAAAACAGTTACTATTAAAGATGGCGTTGTACAAAATGAAATAGCTACTTCAAAGTCAAAAGGCTCAGAACCAGTTGAAATAAAAGCTGCATTTAAACCAAAAGATTACTCTACTGTATATGCTACTGAAAATAAACCAAAGGAAGATAATATACCAACAATAGCAATTGATAATGGGAATAGAACATTCCAAGCTATGCAAGCTATTACAGATAAAGAAATCTACAATGCTGTTAAAGGAACTGTTGAATTTATTGATGAAAAGAAAGAAATTGAAAAAGTAAATTTAAAAGCTGTTGTTCGTGGTATTAACGAAGTAGTTACTCCTGAGGTTCAGCAAAGAATTAAAAACGGAGGTATTCTTACTAACGAAGAAAAATTAAAATTACAGGAAGTATTAAAAGGTTTTGATAATTCTAAACTTCAAAAGCAAGCAAAAGAAAACGAAGCAAAAGGTAATTTTGGTGCAAAAATGTTACTTGGAAATGCACATCCTTTAGCTGGTGATTATTCTAATTTCCTTGGAACAAATACAAAAACACTTTTAAAAACTGTTTACGGAATTAATAAGCAAGGAAAACAAATGCTTGCTGAACTAGAAAAACCTGCGCCTATTCAACCAAAAACCGTAGGTGAACAAGTAGAAGCTAATTTAACAAATAAAGCAAAAAATGTAATTAAAGGAAGTGAAGCTCAATACAACCGATATACAGGTGAAATGGGTAGCGTAACCTATGATGCAAAATACTCTGCAAAAGTTAAAGGAGTTGTTGATTACATTATGTCTCCTAAGTATAATGATTTTATAAAAGCAGAACTTACTACTGGAGATAGAGTAGTCAATGACAAAAAATTAGATTTAATGCTTCGTGGTGGTAATCCAAAAGCAAACTATATTGTTGATGAAAATACAAGAAAAGATATTCTTGAGTTACATCAAGATGCAATTGAAATTCAATTATCAAAAGTTGCAAAATCAAAAAATCAATATGGTCTTGTAAAAGCCCAAGAGATTATTGCTATTGATAATAAAAACTTAGAAGAAAAGAAAACTGATTTACTTTCAGATGTAACTGGAAATACTTTGCCTTTTTACACAGGTAAAAAAGTTGAGCAAGAAAAAAAGATGAAGGAAACGTATGAATCCGAATTAGCAAACATACAATCTTCAGCAAAAGAATCTTACAATACATCAATTAAATCATTGAGTGAATCAAATCCTCAAATTAAATCATTATATCAAGAGTATAATGAAAAAATGATGAGCGCAAGTGCTGAACAAAGACAATCATTGTCAACAGAACTAAAAGGAAAGTTAAGTGCAATTCCTGAATACAAAGAATTAAATAAAGCGTACACAGACCATTTAAAAACAGAAACTGATAACTTAAACAAACAAACTCAATTAGCGCAAATTTCTATGGCTGCTAGCTTGAGAGATGAGTGTGTCAGAGATTTACAAAAAAACTATACCACAGGATTAAAAAAACTTGAAAGACAATCAGGATATTTAGCTCAATACAATGTTTATAATTCTACTGATGCTTTACAGGAATCTACTGCGTATAAAAAAGCTGATTACCAAACAAAAAAGGTAATGACTGAAAACCTTTGGAATAAGCACGTTGCTGATTCTACAGAGTTTTTTGCAGGCACAGGCGTTCCTACTCCAAAGAATGAAGAAGAAAGATTAAACAAACATTTTACAGAATGGACAGGTCCATTGAGGGCTAAAACATCTGAAGACATGGCTGTTTATTCTCATTTAATTAGTAAAGCTGCACACGATAAATTTAGAGTTTACTCAAACTACGATGCAATTTCTGATGAAAAAGGAAATGTATTTCAATACAAAGCAATACTTGAAGATTCTAAAGCAGAGATTGTAGCTAACATGAAATACCTAGAGACAACTTTAGGTAAAGATGCTTACCATAATGAGAGATATGCTAAATGGAAACATCAATTAGAAGTAGTTCAAGATGGTATTGATAGACCTGAAAACGAACAAAATACTTTTAGCTCTTTTGTTAAAGGTTTTGCAGAAGCGGACATTCCGTTTATTGGAGGTATAATTAGAAGTTATGACGCTGATAGACTTTCTAAAGCAGCTAAAAACTATAGCAATGGAACAGCAAGTAGAGCTGATGCAGGATTACTTTTAACAAAAACAATAAAAGGAACTCTTGATAATTTTACTCCTACTTCTTTTGTTCACGGATTAGGTACAGGTGTAGGTCAAACTTTATCTATAATGTCAGAGTTAGCATTTATTGAAGGAGGTTTAAATTTAACTTTTACAGGAGCGTCTGAAATTCTTGCAAAGTCTTCTGTAAAATCTGCAGGAGAAAGAATGGCTGTTAATGCGATTGTTGATTCATCTAAAGCTGTAACTAATGCAGGTGCTGCATTGCTTAATCCTGAAACCGTAAAGTTTACGCAACAAGTAATGAATATGGCTTCTAGAGGTTCTAATGGATTGGCTAGAATTTTTTTAACTACAGCGGCTCAACCAGGAACTGTTGCTTCTCTTAAAGAAAGAAAACAACAGAATGTAAATGAAACAATGGTTGCGCTTCACGCAGGAGTTATGGATGATGCTATTGCACAAATGGAAAAAGGTCATGAAGGAGAACTTGAAGCTGTAGCGAAATCATTTGGAGGTAGTTTAATTTCTACTGGAGCTGAATTAACAGGTGGATTAATAATGAAGCAGCTAGACAATGTTATAGGAAAAAAGGTTATAGATTATATGTCTAGTAATCAATTTTTCAAAAGAAATGTAGTCGGAGCTTTTATGCGTAAAAAAGGTTTTACATCTGCAGATGAATTAACTAACTACGTAAACAAAATAAAAGAAGCTGGTAAGATTGGTGAAATGCACCATGAGATGCTTGAAACTTATGTTGAGGTTACAGGTACAAATATTGTTGAAGGAAATGATTGGGCTAAAGGATATGGAGATGGACAACAAGCTGCAACAGTTTTGTTTACTTCTGCATTATTTGGAAGTATTAAAGGTGGTATAGGTGTTACTAAGAAAATCGTAGTTAAATCTAATCCTACAGCTACTCATGTTTATTTTGATATGGAGGACGGAGAAAAATCTTCAACTGCAATATCAACAGACGCATGGAATCTATTTAATAAGCAAGTAGGTAAAGAGTATTTTAACTCTAATGCTTTCTTAGATTTTGCAGAAAAAGCAAAACTTACATTACCACAGAAAACTGCGCTAGCTCAAATCTACATGAAGGTCAATCCTAACGCTCACAATGACATTAAAAACATTCAGGCTAACGTAGAGAAGATGACTGGAGAAAAAGTTACTGAGGAGCAAATTCAAGGCGGTACGGTTGAAGTGGTCAACCAAGAGTTTGAATCAAAAGAAATTACTACAGAACCTACAACTACAGAGCCTGAATTAACTTCAAGGGAAAAAGAAGAACAAGTTAATACTGAAACTAATGATAATCAAAACCAAGCAGGGATACCAAGTGAAGTCGGAACACCTGAAGAATCTATCCAAGAACAACCTGTCCAAGAAACAGGCAGTCAAGCGACTGAAACAAGTGGAGTGGTTCAAGAGCCATCCAAAGAGGTAAGCGGAAAAACAATTGAAGATATTGAAAACGAAAGAGATTTAGCAATAAATGAACTTTCTACTAAATTTCAAAAAGTTGATACAGACAATGAGGAACAAGCAAGTTTAGAAAGAGAAAAAAGACAACCTGAGTATGCTAAAGAACTTGACAAAATAAATGCAGAGTATGATGCAAAAATTGAATCATTAAAAACTAATGAAAGCACAACGTCAACAAATACTCCTACTGATGGAAACGTTCAATCTACAGCTGAGTCAAGTACGCAAACAGGACAAGGTGAAGGAGTACAATCCACCACTGAGCCTGCAACAAGTAAAACAAATGCTCAAGTAGACGATACTCCAACTGTAGTTAAAGAAACAAAAACTGTTCTTTCTGATGACACAAAAGTTCAAGAAAGAAAACAAGAAATAGAAAATAAAAAATTAGAGGCTTTACCTTTGCTTGATGTAACGGAAAATAACCCATTCCACGAGAAAAGACAAATAGGTAAAAACCCTGTTAAAAACAAAAAGTTTGAAGCACAATACCAAAGTGAAATGAATGATATTAACGAAATTAATGATAACTTTGAGTCCATAGTTGAACAACTAAAATTAAAAACTAAAGATTGCTAATAATGAAAGAATTACTAAAACCTGAAGAAATAGAGTTATTCAACCAAGCAGGTCATTTTGAGAAACTTGCTTCACAAACATATGAACATTTGGCTAACATAGCTAGAATGAAAGGATTGTTTGGATGTGAGAAATTTTTCTTAGCAGAAGCTAAAGATGAAAACGAACATTTTGAAAAGTTAGCAAAATTCCTAAATGATATGGGAGTTCGTATTTGTATGCCAGCATTAGAAGAACAAGACGAAGACATTGAAACTATCGACGAAATGTTTGAAAAAGCATACGAAATGGAATTAAATCTTTTAGAATATTACGAAAGTGTTGAAGAAGAAGTACCTTCTAGATGTGAAAACATCATATTAGAGATGATTAAAATTCAAGTTAAAGCTGTAGGAGAATATGGAGATTTACTTGCAAGATTAGCAATTACAGGAGATAACGTTATAGTATTTGACCAAGAGATAGGAAATGGATTGTAAACATTACTTAGTAGGTGGTACTTGGATGACCGAGGACACGCTGAAAATGAAATTGAAAGATGGATTATTGCAGGATTACGTAACTGACGGAATGGTAAAACCTACTGCTAATGTAAAACCTATTCAATTAACTGAAGAGGAAAAACAACAATCTGAACAAATAAAAAGTTTGTTTAAAGCTCCTGAACCTGAAGTTAAAACTGAACAACCTGTTGCTGAAAAAAAGCCAGTTAAAAAAACAGCTAAACCAAAAGCTGAAGTTAAACAAGAACAGACTACTCCTGAGCCTACTGCAGAGACAAAACAGCCTAACCCAATTCAATTAGGTGAAAAATTAAAAGATTCTAAAGGGATGGAGTTTACGGTTAGTCAGGTAGACCCTATGAATAAAACATTTAAAGCTAAACATCCTGGAACTAAAAAAGAAGTAGACTTTGCAATTAGAGAAAACAAAAAAACAGGTGAGTTTTATGCTGCTCAAGTATCAGGACCTACTGAATTAAAAATTCCTGACTATGTTCCTGAAAGACAAGTAAACGAACATGATAGAAAAGTTAAATTTTCTGATTCAAAAGTATCTGAAGCGTCTCAAGCTATTGCTGATAAAATGTCTTGGAAACCAAAAGACTTACTTGGTAAGTGGACTAATGCTAGACTTTCAGGGTACGAGCCTATTACCATATTCCCAAGTAAAGGAGAAACTGTAAAAACAAGTAAGACTATTACATCTACAAATGCAGAAGGAGAAATAACTTCAACGGAAGTAATAAATTCAGAAATAGACACAAAAGAAGAACCATACACTTTCAAGACATTAGGAGATTACATGACCCATTTAATTGGTGAAGGTAAAATGACGATGCAAGAAGCTAAAGATATTCAAGAATTTTTAGCTGTAAAAGAAAAACAATTAACTGAAAACAATAAAGCTGCAGAGAAAGCTATCAAAAAAGAAAACACTCTTAAGTCTTCAATACTTGCTGCGTATTACCTTATACCTGAGAACATTAGAGAGGCATTTGAAAGAAGGGTAAATAATTTAGTAGTTAATGCAAAATATAAAATACGTGATGCTATTAGAGAAGCTCGTAAAGATACTATTGACAACTACACTAAATTAGGAGAATTAACTGACGCTCAATTAGCTGAACTAGAATTAGACTTAGAAAAAGTTATTGCTCAACAGGAAAAAATTGAAGGTGAAAAAACTTATGGTCAGGGCGCAGGTTTAGGAAGTAGAAATGCTTTTAATTTTTATGAAGGTTTTGAAAAAGAAGCAGAACAAGAATCTGACAATGGAAATACATATTCAGATAAACAACTGTTTCAAGACGCAATAGAACACCTTCAAGATGAAGGCAATAGAAAAGCTGTAAGTGATTTTATTACTGCTAGAGCTGTAGATGCTGAAGCTGGAAAGTATGTATTATTACAACCTAATGAAGTTGCTAGAGTTGCTGTATATAAAAAATATATTTCAGACAAAATCAAAGAAAGTGCCGACAAATATCATGAAGCTAAAAAACAAATGACAAATGAAGAAGCTCATGAACTTTGGAAAGATTACGAAGAAAAAAATAAAGAATGGGAGAGAGAAGATAAAAATATTGCTTTAATATCAGCAGCAACAAGGAGAGCTACCAGTTCATCTTTTCGTTTATTTGATTATTTAGTAAGTGATGACTTTGATTTTGGTAGACAAGTAAGACTAGAAGAAAAATTATTAAACAGAACATTAACTGTTGATGAAAGAAAAGAACTTGTAAATATTCAAGCAAAATATAATCAACTTCAAAAAGAAAAAGCAGAATTAGAAAAAAAATTATCTGAAGCTGAAACAAATGAAGGCGTATCAAGCGCTATTGAAAAACTTAAAAAAGAACTTGAGGAATCTAAAAAAAATCAAGGTACAGGACAGGAAGGTAGTGGCACAACTGGACAAGTAGGTAGCGGAACAACTGGAATTGTTGGGGATGGTTCTACTGGAATGTCAGGAGATGGCAACGGAAAAACTAAACCAACAGTAGATAAGAACGATAAATTAAATCTTACTAAAGATTATATTATGCAATTCATTGAGAAAGGCATAACTGAACCTGAAGATTTAGTAACAGCTATAAAGTCAAATCTTGAGTCTGAACATGGTATAGTTCGTACAGATAGAGAAATTGCAGATTTAATTAGTGGATATGGAGAAAAAACATTTACTTCTCTTGATGAATTAGATAAAGCATTTTTAAGAGCTAAAGCAATTCTTCGTTCAAAATCAAAAATTGAAGATGCTGAAAACAAAAAAAGACCTTTCCCTCAGTCGGGAGAACAAAGAGAAATAACTCCAAGAGAAAAAGAACTCAAGGATGAATTGAAAGGTTTATTGGATAGAATGGAACTAACTCCTGAAGAACAAGCAGGAATTGACGCTAAAAAACTTGACCAAGTTAAAAAAACACTTGGAGAAAGAATTAGAAAATACAAAGCAACAAACAAACAAATTTATGATTTAGACATACCAAGCGTTATTAATAAAGATAAAGATTTGTTAGGTAATGACAAGCCTGAACATTTTTTAACAAACGAGCAGTCTAATGGTAATAATTTTGGAGAAGTATCTCTTGCTGTTCAAAATGGTAATTATGTAGATGCAATTAAAGCAAAGGCTATTTCTGCGTCTGATGTAATGAAAATTTTAAAATCTTACAATATAACTCCAACTACAAATATACGCGCTTTACATAAAGCTGAAGTAGATATGGCGCGTAAGACATTTAAGATGCCTGAACCTGTTAAAAAAAGACTATATCTTGATGATGAAATAACACAAAAGAAAATTGAATTAGAACAAATAAAAGATGATTCTCAGTACAGGCTTGAAAAAATAAAAAAAGCTCAATATTCAGATACAAAAAAATTCACGGAAGCAATTTTAAATGCATTTTCAATTCCTAAGGGATTAAAAGCAATGGTCGATTTATCTGCTCCGTATCGTCAAGGATGGGTAAGAATAGTATCTGCTATTCCAAGAGAGCTATTAGGTAAAAATGAAGGAGCTGTAAAAAGAGAAATTCAATCTTTTGGATTGATGCATAAATTCGCATGGAAACCTGAATTATTAGATTTATATATCGCTGAACAAAAAGCTAACAATCCTTTATGGGGATTAATGATGGAATCTAAATTAGAAATAACAGACTCTACCAAGCAAGAAGAAGAATATTTTGGTACTCAAATGTTAAATTCAGTTCCTTTATTTGGAGAAAAATTAAATTTTGGAAGATATGTCAAAGGTGTTACATCATCTAAAAATAGAGGGTTAAACTTACTTAAACGTTCCGAAGCTGCATATTCAGGGTATCTGAACTTGCAAAGAATTAATGCCTTTACAGACGCTTATAACATGCTTTCTTTAGACCCTACTTTTGACATTAGAACTAAAGAAGGAATTACAACGTTAAAAGGCGTTTCTCAAGCTATAAATACAATGACAGGTAGAGGTAAGTCCAATGTTTTTGCAAACAAAGAATTAGCTGGAATAATGTCGAGAGTATTTTTCTCTACTAAACTTATGGCTTCAAGAAGAAGAATGATTAGTTTTGGATTAGATGTTCCTAAAGGTGCAGCTAGAAGATACGCTCAAAAAGAAATACTTTATTACATGGCTGGTCAGGCTTCTATAATTGGATTAGTTACTGGAGCAATTGCAATCGGTGTTGGTGGAAGCTCTGAAGACGAGACTGATGCTAAAAAAGCTGCAAGAAAAGGAACTTTTGATAAACAATACATAGGAAATAAAAATTTAGGAATATCTTTTAATCCTACATCATCTGTTTTTGGTCAATTAAAAATAGGAGATACTTTTATCGATTTGTCAGGAGGTATATTTATGTTGCCAAGAGCTATTGCTAGGCTTGTAACTGAAGAAAAAGTAACTCAATCAGGAAGAGCTATAAACTACAATACACCTGGAGACAATGAAATATGGGCAACTCCTTTTATAGATTACTTTGTAAATAAAACTGCTCCAATTACCCATCAAACCATTGATTTCTTACAAAGAAAAAATACAGGAGAAAAATTAGATAAAAAACAATTAGCTATTGATTTAACTATGCCGTTGTTTATTGAAAGTTTTATGACCAATATGGATAATCCTATTTATGAAGAAGGTTCTACTCAACAGAAGATTCTAGGTACTGCTTTAAATTTGATGTCTTTTTACGGTTTCAGTGTTCAAGAACCTGATAAAAAAGACAATAGTTTAACTCAGAAAGATAAAAGAGAATATTTACTTGAGCAATTAAGACAAGGTAATCCTACGGCAATTTCTAGTCAAAAACAAAATGAAATCCTTAAAGGGAAAGCTGAACCAAAAACAGCTGAACAAAAACAAGAGGATAAAGCATACAATTTAGAAAGAAACAAAGCTCTCCGTAAAATGGGAATAAATACTACAGTAAGAAGAAAGGCAAGGTCTTCAAGTGAGTTTGGAAATGATTTTAAAAGTGATTTTGGAAATGATTTCAAAAGCGACTTCTAAATGATAATAATGATTAATAACTTATATTTGTAAAAACGTTAAAAATGCAATACAATACTATACTTACAATAACAGGAACAGATTGTGATTGCCAAAAGATTTCATTTTCAGATGATTCAATTTGGGACAACACAACCGTTGGTCATAAGCTAACAGCTATAGTTCCTGCTCCATCAGGATATGATAATGCTTTTGGATACAGAAAAATCATAGTTACAAGACCTGACGGAGAGCAATACGTGTATAGTTCTTTATCCACAGAAGCTAGAGATGAGGTAATTACAACTTTGTCTCCTACTGGAATCATTAACTTTGATTATCAATTTGATTCTGCAGATGAAGATGGAATTTATACTATTCAATTGTATAATTTCCCTGCTTGGCAATCAGATGTTACATACATTAAGAAAAATAAAGCTATTGTTTTTAGCAATGGTAAATTATGGAAAAGCATCTTAGATGGAGGTAATCATGTGCCTGGAGATTTATTAGACCCTGGATATTGGGAAGAATACACAATCACTACATCAACAGACTTAACTAGATATTCTGTTACAGCAAAGTTAGTCGTGTTATGCCGTAAGATAATGGGATGCTACAGAGATTTTATTTACAATGCTTTTTGTGGTACTGTATCTAATCCTTGCGAGGATAAGATTAAAAACAAAGATTTCAACACGGCAATGAAACTACAGGTTATTATGGAAGCGTTAGATATTGCTTCTTGTGATAATGACTGGGAAGCTGTAAAAAAAATGGTAGATATGTTAAAGAAAAATTGCGATTGCGATGCAGCGTGTTAATAGACAGGAATACTTAAAATCTCGTACACGTTATTACAAAAACGTTGTAGCGAAATATAATGAAGAGATGTTCGGAACGAAGCCTACGGGTACTGGATGGGCATGTCTTTATAAGGACTTTATTATACTTACATTTTTAAATAATCTGAATGATGAAGATTATGGTATGGATGAGGTATCATGTTTAACAAATAAAATTACAAAATAATGAGTTGTAACGATTGTAACGATTGCGAAAATTTTTGCACATCAGAAATTACCTGTGTAGATGCTAATTTCACAAATATATTAGTATCTGCTGATGCTACATTAAATGATGTTCTTGAGGCTATAGATGAAGGCATGGTTAGCCTTACTGGTCCTCAAGGTGCTCAAGGTGCTCAAGGTCCTCAAGGTATTCAAGGAACTGCTGGAACTGCTGGAACTGCTGGAGATAGAGGTAATGCTGGTTCAAATTCTCTTATTTGGGATAGTTCAAATGGTCCCCTTACTGCTGGTGGATTTGACTCTGAATCTCCTAATACAAGTTTTCAGTCTGTTACTGCCTGGAATTTTAACAAAACTTCAAAAACAGGATATGCAGGTGTAAATGGTGCTACAGGAAATGCTAGTGCTTGGTTAGGAGCCATTACTATAGGAGACATTATACAGGTTCATCAGGTAGACGATAATACAAAATTTGGTATTTACACTGTTAATCAATTTAATTATTCCGACCCAATGTACTCATTTGCTGTTACTCTTTTAGCTGCAAATTCTACATTTGATACTAACAAGCAATATACAGTTTCTTTTGTTAAGAAAGGTCTTGATGCTCCTTTTGACGTTATTCCTGTTGGAAGCATTCAAATGTATGCATCAACGGAAGCTCCTTTAGGAGGGTGGCTACCTTGTAATGGCGATGTTCTTCCTATTGCAAATTACCCTGATTTATATGCTGTAATAGGAAGTACTTTTAATTACGGAAGTGTAGGTGTAGGTGATTTCCAGTTACCTAATTTTAATGGTAGGGTTCCTATTGGGACAGGTTCAGTTCCTGGTTCATCAACGTATATTAATTTAGCTGACGCTGCAGGTGATTCTTTAAAAACAATTCAAGAGCAGGAGCTACCTCAACATATGCACCCTATTACAGATAATGGACATGAACATAATATAGCCGTAAGTAATACTGGTATAAGTACTCTAGGTGCTCTTGTAGTTTCTTCCTCATCATTTCCTGTTTCCTCTCTATCGCCACTTCTTCCCGCAACCACGGAACCACATACAACTGCAATTTTAAATGCTACTACTGGAATCACTGTAGATAATAATAATTCGGCAAACACAGCTATTTCACTTATGCAGCCTTACCTTGGGATTAACTTTATTATTAAATACTAATGGGAGAGATAAATTGTTCTAAAAAATTAAAAACAAGCGAAGTAAATGTAGTTGACGCTACGTTTACTAACCTTGTTGTTCCTAACGGAAAGACATTAAATTATGTTTTAGAATATTTTAATTCTCAAATAAATGGTTTAATTAGCGGTTCTAATCCTATAGCAGTTAAAGATGAAGGTTCTTCGTTAACTTCTAATCTTTCTTCATTAAATTTTACTGGCGCAGGAGTAACTGCTTCCGTGATAGGAAATGATGTAACCGTGAATATAGACGCAAGCGGTACAACTCCAGGAGTTTACGTACCTTATACAGGAGCTACTGCAAATGTAAATATCGGAATAAATAGCATTATAGCAGACAATGGTATTTATAATACCGAAATGTCTTCTTCATACTTTGGGGTTCAAAATACAGCGTCAACAATATTTGGTTTATTAGAATACAATAAATTAACCATAACAGACAATACACTCCCATCTTCAATGGAGGTGAATGCGACAGGTTTAAGATTTCCAAATGGAAGTATTCAAACTACCGCCGCTACAGGAACGGTTACTTCAGTATCTGCATTGACATTAGGAACTACAGGTACAGATGTAAACTCAAGTGTAGCAACAGGAACTACAACTCCTGTAATTACATTAAACATTCCTACAGCATCAGCAACAAATAGAGGTGCACTTTCTTCTGCAGATTGGAATATGTTTAGCGGTAAAGTAGGTGGTTCAGGGACAACAAATTATGTACCTAAATTTACAGCTTCAGGCACTTTAGGAAATAGTAATATATACAGCTCAGGAACAAATACAGGTATAGGTGTAACAACTCCAATATCTCCGTTACATATATCTTCCGTTAATAAAACTATAAGTAATACTTTATATACTTCAGACTATATAACTCTTTCTGCTGAAGAAACGGCACCTGGATTTAACATTATATCTTCAGGAAGCTCCGTAGGAAATAGAGGTGTATTTAAAGCTACACGTTCTCGTGGTACGTTGGATACCCCTACAGCAGTAATAAGTGGAGATAATACATTTTCATTAGTTGGAGCAGGACATGACGGTACAACTAATTTAACAACAGCAGGTATTACTTTTCTTGTAGATGGTGCTGTATCAACAAATGTTCTTCCACAAGCAATTACTTTTGCAACAGGCGCAGGTTCATCAAGAACTGAAAGAATGCGCATTAATAGCACAGGGCAAGTTGGTATTAATTTTGTCCCATCTTCTGCAAGTGCTGCATTTACTGTTAAATCAACAGCTACTCCATCTGCAGGAGAAAACATTGCTTCATTTCAAGTTAGTGATTCTTCATCTACATTTGTTATTCAAAATTATTCAAATACAGATGGCGTATTTATTCCTGCATTGGTAGGTAATCAAATAACAGGTTCTAATCAACAGGCATTAAACTTAACAGGATATATTGCGGCATCTGACGACACTGGTTCTAATCCTATTATGACGTTTAGGTCTGCTACAACAGCTTTTGCGCCAGCTACAACAAGACCTTTATTTGATTTCAGAAATTGGGGCACAAGTGTAATGACTATTGCAGCTAGTGGTAATGTTGGTATAGGAACTATAACACCAGGTACTAAATTAGAAGTAAACGGAAATATAAAAATATCTACTATAGCAAACGCAACAACTGACACTGATAGATTTTTAGTCAGTGATTCGGGGGTTATAAAATATAGAACAGGTGCCGAGATGCTATCTGATATTGGTGCACAAGGTTCAATAACTCTTACTACTACTGGAACATCTGGAGTAGCCACTCTAGTTGGAAATACATTAAACATACCTCAATATGGTGGCGGAACTGTTACTAGTGTAGGTTTATCAATGCCTTCAGCGTTTACGGTTTCCAATTCTCCAATTACATCTTCAGGAACTATTGCAGTTACAGGTTCAGGAACAACAGCTCAATATGTTAGAGGTGACGGTACACTTGCTAATTTTCCGTTATCAACTGGTGGTGGTTCATCATTAACATTTTATTTAAACGGCTCAGTTTCACAAGGAACGTTTGGTGGTGTTGCCTTTAGAGAAATGGATAGAACACCAATATTGGGTGCTGGAACAGATTTTACAATAAATGCAGACGGTTATATTCAATCATTTATTACAGATGCTGGTGTACCAGGTTTATTAGAAATACCTGCAGGAAATTGGAATTTTGAAACTTATTTTAGCGCTTCAAGTGGTGGTGGTACACCTTCTTTTTATATTGAATTATATAAATGGAATGGAACTACACTATCTTTAATTGCAAGCAATTCAGCAACTCCTGAAGGAATAACAAATGGTACTGCAATAGATTTATATGTTACTGCTTTAGCTGTTCCACAAACAACATTATTAGTTACAGATAGATTAGCTGTTCGTATTTATGTAACACATAGTGGTAGAACTATAACATTACATACAGAGGACAGTCATCTTTGTAAGGTAATAACTACATTTTCAACTGGATTAACAGCTTTAAATGGCTTAACAGCTCAAGTTCAAAACTTAGCTGTAGGTACTACAGGTACAGATTTTGCAATTAGTTCAGTTGGAACAACACATACATTTAACTTACCTACTGCATCTGCTACTAATAGGGGAGCATTAAGTTCTGCAAACTGGACTACATTTAATAGCAAGATAGGTGGTTCAGGAACTACTGATTATATTAGTAAATTCACTGCTAGCGGTACTATTGGAAATAGTTTAATTCAAGATAATGGAACTACAGTAGCAATTGGTACAGCTCCTTCAGCTAACTATATGCTTTCAGTAACTGGCAGCGCGAGTGTGCTACATGGTATCTTCGGAAGGTCTGTGAAAGTAAATGGATTTGGAGGTGATTTTCTTGGCACAAATGGTGTAAGAGGAACAGCAAATGGGAATGGAGCATTAGCAACATCAATAGGAGGTGAATTTTACGCGTATGATAATGCAACTAATGTAGGTGTTTATGGTCTAGCTGGAATAATGTCTTATGGTGCAGTAACTAATATTGGAGGAAGATTTGTTGCTGTCGATGCAACAAATAATTATGCCTTACAATTAATAGATGGAACAGAAGGTTTAGGAAAATTTTTAAAATGCGTAGATGGTTCTAATGGATATGCAAACTGGGCTACAATGTCTGTTGCGGATACAGGATTAGCAGTTACCACTACAGGTTCAGGAGAAGCTACATTAGTTGGAAATACTTTAAATATACCATCTTCGTTTATACCATCTTTTAAAGCCGACGAAACATATAGAGGAATTAACATCAACAACAACTCTACAACTGTTATTTCTGATGGCGGTGTTGTCATGTCTTCATCTGCGTCGACTTCCGCTCAATCTGTTGCATCAACTAACTTTGCTACAAAACAAGTAAGATTGAGATATTTTGCTTCAGTTGTTTCAGGTGGTAGATATACTGGAACAAGAGGTTCTGCGTTATTATGGTTCCTTCATGGAGGTTTTAGATTTGTGTGTGATTTTAATATTTCAGACACGGCATTTTCTGCAGGTTGTCAGCAATTTTACGGGATGAGTGGTGTTACTACTGACTTGAACTACGGAAGTGCATCTAACATTTTGGTAAGTACATTGTTAAATATTATTGGTGTAGGCTCTGAAGTTGGAGATGCTAACTTGCAAATATTCCATAATGACGGAAGTGGTACTGCAACGAAAGTAGATTTAGGTGTTAACTTTCCTGCCAACAGAACAGCTGGAGCTATTTCAACAACTGTATATAGTATTCAATTGTATAATGCACCTATGTCTACAGATGTAAATTATGAAGTAATAAATAAAGAAACTGGAGCAATTGCAACTGGAACAGTTTCAACAAATTTACCTTTAACTTCTCAAGGACTAAACTTCTTTGCTACTAGATGTATGTCAATTACTTCTGTTACCAATACAGGACAATTTGATTTAATTAAATTAGGTGTTTATTCAATATAATAATTATGGAACAGTTTATACTAATACCAACAACAATCATTGAAGAAGATTTACAAGCAAATGTTTGCTTAAAACCTTCAAGTCAGTTAATTGAAAACTATATAGCAACATATAAAATTTTTGACAGTGAAGCTGAAGCTATTGCTGAGATGGAATCTTTTATTGCGGAGATGACTCCTTTACTTTTTGATAAATTTCAAGAAATGGAGAATGTTCCATTAGAAGTTAGAAATCAATTTGAATTATAAATTAAATAACAATTATTGTGTGTTTGTAATTTGAACGCAACATATTTGTATATTTACAAAAAAAACATTTTATGGAAGAATCATTGAGAATTATCTATGAAGCAATAGATAGAGGAGTTCAAAAGGGAGTTTACAATGCAAACGAAGTAATGACAATCTTAACGTCATTTAACAACGTAGCGTCACAATTCGTAACTGCTCCCGAAAAACAAGAAGAAACTGAGCCTGTAGAGTAATACAGGCTTTTTTTTTGTTATTTTAGCATCACAACTAACTTAACAATGAGCGATATATTAGAGGCTTTTACAAGCAAATTTGGTGAGCTGTCTCCGCATCTTACTTTCTTACTGATGTTTATGATAGTGATTCTTTATATTTTTAAGGACACAATCGTAGAACAAATCAAAACAATCAAACTTTCTGTAGTTACAATTCCTCTTTTTAAAAGGAATAAAAAGGAAGTTTTCCCAAAAAAAACTACGACAATTCACTTAGAAGTTGAGAAACTTACATTTCAGGATTTAAACTCCCATGATTTGTTTAATGTCATTGAAGATGTTAGGAGTGCTATTAAGTTCCATAGGTTTGATGGAGATGAGGTTAAGACGCAGGTGTTTCATGACTTTATTAATATTATGCTTGATGAGATTAAAGACAGCATGAATGTTTTGATTAATCAGATAGATGTGTTAGACGCTACGCACGACCCTAAGAGAGATGAGTTGAAGCAAGTAATCATGAGACATTTATCTATTGTTGTAGATAATTACTGCAAAGAAGCTGAAGCTCATTTTATAAATAAAGGATTACCTAAGAGGGATGCTGAGTACGTTGTTACTTTATTTGAAGAATGGAGAAGTGAAACTAGAAGAAGTATAAACGATAGGATTAACGCTATATTTGCTTCTAGCTTTCATCAAACTAACTTCGCTAGAACATTAGCTGTCTATGAATTGATAAGCGTCTCAGTCAGCTTAATTCCGAAAGACGGAATACGTTCATTTGAACAGATGAATGGAAAACTTAAAAACATAAAATACATTTAACATGAAATTATTAGAAAGAATTAGTGCTCCTACTCCAAAGTTTTGGAAGAAAGTACAAAGAATTGGTGTAGTGCTAGGTGCTATCGGTGGAGCATTAGTTGCGCCATTCCCACCAGTAGGTGGTGTTTTAATCACTGCAGGAACTGTGATTACAGCATTGAGTCAATTGACAGTTGAAGATGGTTACGAATCTAACGAAGAAGAAAATGAGCAAAAGTAATGTAAGAAACTTGACGGACGTTGAGATACTAGAGAAAATAAAATCATTGCCTTCATTCAAGGTAATTCCTAATGGTTATTATATTGTAGGGATTAGAAGTTTGGAAGACGAAACGAATAAGTTTGACGACAAGTTTTATATTTTTCAAGGAGATAGGTTTTTAACCATGACTACTGGAACTACGAATCCTGGGGCTCCTGTTTTGAATGGAGGGTTTTTGAAATACAATAGAGCAGGCGCAGCTATTGTTAAATCTAACGAATGGTATTACGATGTTTGGACTTATGGTCTTCACATGGGCAAAATGCCTGCATTGAGACAGGTAGGAAACTTTTTAGTGTATCGTGATGGAGATATGGACGGAAAATCTGAAGAGATAGGAACTCCTATTAAAGGTGCTGGATATGGAATCAATTTCCACGCGGCTACTTATGACAATAACTTTAAAGGGTTGCAAGAGAACATTGGGGATTGGTCAGCAGGTTGTCAGGTTGTTAATGATAAGCAGAAACATTTGCAAATGATAAACACTTACTTTAAAAACCAAGCACGAACAACATACGTTTTACTAAAAGAGTGGTGATATGAGAAATAAATTAGCAGGTATCTTCAAGGGTAAAAGTAAGACTGCAAAGTATTACCATGAACACCCTGAAGCTAGAGACAAGAAAGAAGAATACGATACTAAGTATCATTCTACATCTGCTAGACGTAAATACAGAAGCGTTCTAGGAGCCTTAAACAGAAAGATGGGTACTTATGGTAACCATGATGGTAAAGACCTCGCACATCAAAGCAAAGAAAAAGTAATCGTTCAAGCTCAAAGTAAAAATAGAGCTGATAAAAAACACAAGTTCTTTAAATAAGAAAAACCCCTAGCAGAACTAACTACTAGGGGTTTTTAATTTACCTTCAATTATTATCTTATTGACTTGATAAGGTCTATGAAAGAATCTACTATAGTTTTTTCACTTTCAGTTAAGGAATCATAATCAAAAGATACTCTGTTGTAAAATGCATCTATAGAGTAATCTTCATCACAATTGAAAGGCTTATGCCAATATACAACAATATCTTCATCAAGAATATTATTTATAATTGCAAAGTCTTCACCAGTAAAGGCTACGAATTCGTTAAACACTTCTGATTGAGTTTCTGAAAAATCACTAACTTTTATTTCTGTGTCGCTGTTGAAAATACTTATCTCTTCAACAGGAGATAATAATAATTCTAATCTAAGTTCTGCCATTTTTTTATGTTTTAGGTATTACTAAATTTGTATCTACTGTAAGTCCTGTAGGTGAGAAAGGGTCAGTTACCATACTATCAAGTGGTTTGTTACTTCTAACATTATGTAATCCAATTTTTTTAGTAGCCTGTACTGAACTCGCAAAGAAACCTCCTGTGCCCTCTGTGAATGCGATACAATTGTAAAAATAAATATTTTTATCTGTAGCTGCATTAGGAATATCATGCTGAACAATTTTTCCGTCAGTTCCTGCATTGTATAAAGTACAATTTACAAATTGTAAATTTCCATTTGTACCACCTGAAACATAATTCCAAGTATTTCCTGTTTCTACTACAGCTCCTGATGCTCCTTGTCCTAATGATTTTATCAATCCATTTTTGAAAACAACAGTTCCCCACGCATTACCATTTGTAAATTTACAGTTTGCACTTACACATTCAATGTTAGAAGATACATCGCCTTTTATCACCATAGTACCTGTTACGTAAGAACCTGCCATTATATTAGCGTCTACTCCTAAGCATGCATTACCTTCTAAGTTTGCAGTTATCTCAATGTTATGTCCTCCTCTATGCCATACAGCAGCCGAAATAATATCAGGTCTTGTTTCTGTCATTGTTAGGTTAGTCATTCTTATGACATCAGCCTTGATAAATATCTTGTGGTTCTGTCCAGCAATAGTAGATAAGTTTTCTGCTAAAAGAATAGCAGCTCTTCCGAATCCCGAACCTGTAGCCTCAATAATAGGGCAAGAAACACTTATTACACCTACAAGAGGATTTAAACTTGAAGCACCAAGACGCACTGCATACAAACCATAAGCTGAAATCATTTGAGATATTTCTATTACTGCAGTTTTATACCCTCCCCTTACTCTAATAGGAGTACTACAGTTAATGTAATTACCTTTTGCTTTTAAAGTTACAGTATCATTAGACTCCTCTTGGATTCCATAAGTTCTAATTCCATCTATTCTATCAAATTCAAAACTGATGTCAGCATTGCCATCTACACGCAAAGCTGGTTGAGCTGAATTTCCGAAATTAGCGTAACCAAATACTTTTACTGTAACGGTATTAGATAAATTAGAGAATCCACCAAGAAGAAATACCCCTGGCTCGCAGTAAACATCTACCAAATGTTTTAATTCATATACTGTATCAGGATAAGTTCCTTTTCTCATATAGATTACATCGCCTGATACAGCAGTATTTTTTGCTGAACTATAATCCAAGAATGGTTTGTCTAATCTATTCTTTAATCCTGTTGCGTTATTACCATTTGTAGGGTCTACATAAATGATATTTCCATAATTAATCGAAGAGATTGCGTTCGGGTCTGCTGTTGTTGGATATATAATATTCATTATAATGGCATTTCACTTACTACAGGATTATAGTCAATTTCGGGTAATGTCAACAACCACGCATCACATGGAATCGATTCCGCTTGTTGTAAAGTACATCCGTTTACTTCTTCATTTGAAATAAATTTTTTACCATTTGCATCTGTTTGAGGGTTGAATAATTGACCTTGGTAACCCCATACCTTTCCTGTCAAAATTTGAGCTTGTTCTAGTGTTAATTGTCTTACTTTCATAGTTTAAAATGTTGGGTAGAACTTACCTGTTCCTGCGTTATATAAATTTGTTACTTCTGTTGATGTCAATTCTTTATTCCATACGTTGTACTCATCTATTAAAACTCCGTCTGGTGCATAAACATCAGACGTAGCTACAGCGCCAGACCGATTTAAAATTCTGTTATTGCCTATTGCTGGCGTTTGATAGTTTGTATGAAAGTTAGCATCTAGTGTGTTAGTGTTTGAATTTTTTAATACACCATTCAAATATATCTTACTTCCAGTACCACCTTTTCTTGTGGTAACAACATGAAACCATCCAGAACCACTTTTAATTATACTTCCAGTAGTGTCGTTCCAAGTAACATCATTCGCAGTTCCGCTATTAAATAAACTTAATGCTAATGTTTGATTAGCTATCTGAAACCATATTCCTTTTAGATTTTGAAACCATGCACCATCGCAATTTAAATTTACCATAAGATGTATGGCATTTGAGCTAATATAAAGCCCACTTATATTAACCCATGCCGAAATAGTAAAGTCCCCAGTGAAATTAAATTGATTAGTAGGCAAACTTACATAAGCATTTGTGCCATTAAAAGTAAAAGCATTTCCACTCTTACCAGCACTATAAGTCAATCCACCTTGTGCAGTTCCGTTATATGTGCCTAGTGAATCGTTTACTATTGTAGAATAAAAAGCATTTGCTTGGTAGAACTTGCCTGTTCCTGCGTTATATAAATCTGTTACTTCTGTTGCTGTTAGTTCTTTGTTCCAAATATTTAACTCATCTATTTTTGTATTTGATGGTGCATAATAACTATCTTGTACACCATTAGGCATTTTAATTGCTCCTATTGTTGGTGTAGTTGTATTCACACCACTTGTGTAATACACTGGATTGACGGCATCAGTATTACTAGCTACTAGTGTTCCGTTTAGATAGATTCTACTTCTGCCACTTGAACGTGTTACAGCAATGTGAAAAAACGTGTTATAACCCATTGAAACAGCAGTAGCGTACGTTAGAATAGGCGCTGTACTTTTATCCCCAATTCTAAATTGTATAACATCCCCAAAAAATGTAACCCAAAAACCACCAGCACCAGCAAACCAAGATGTAGCACTCATATTATTAAAAATAGGAATAGCATCAGTGCCAATATAACCTGTTGGAAATAACGTCCAAGCACTAACTGAAAAATCTGTTGTTAGTGAATTAAAAGAAGCAGTTGGTAAATCAATGCGACTATTTATGCCATTAAATGTAAAAGCATTTCCACTCTTACCAGCTGTATATGTTAATCCACCTTGTGCCGTTCCATTATATGCACCTAATGAATCATTTGCATTTGATTCACCTTTGTAAACAGCGTACAAATTAGTTGTTAAACTAGCTAAGGCGTTTGATTCAGCTTTATACACAGCGTATAAACCAGTTAGTAACGAACTAACAGCCGCGCTTGCTTTTGCGCAAATTACTCCTATTATAGAAATTATCATAATTAAGCCGTTAAATCTCCTGATAAGTAAAACTCTGTTGCTGAAATAGCAATAATTGTAGCCATTGAGTATTGCCCTGTTAATTTTAATTTTCCACTTGCAGAACGAATAGTAACTCCGCTTCCTGCAACAAAACTAACTTGACCAACTCCATATTGAGAAATTACAATTTGATTACCTGCACTAAACAAAGAGTTGTTGATAGTGATACTATTTGCTGTTGCTACGTTCATTTCAATCAACTTCCCGTTATCAGCAGCAACTAATATGTAAGATGCTGCTTGTCTATTAATGGTTAAGTTTTTATCAGATTTATTATCAATTTGCGTTTGAATAGCGCTTGTAACACCTTTACCATAACTTAATTCAGTTAAATTTGGATAAGTTGCCGTACTTAATGATTTTACATTTTTTGAAGCGTCAAAACTAGCAATTGTTGAAGCTGTTTCTGAACTTAAAATTACTGCAGGACTTGTAACTGTACCAGTAAATGTAGGTGAAGATTTTGGAGCTAATAAACTTAAATCTTGGTCTCCAGTGTTTGTTCCTGTTAAAGTACTTACAGGGGTAGGAACACCTGTGATTCCTGACCACGCAACAGATGAAGCAGTTCCAGCGGTATAAATAGAATAACCACTTGAATTTGCAAGATTTGTGTCGTCAATAACATAATAAAAAGCACCTGTATCTGTTTGCTTAATTGTATCCCCGTTTTGAGCTTGAGAGTTATTTAAAGCATATCTACTCGTTTGATTCGCTACAACAACCAATCTTTCAAGTGCAGAAGGAGGAATTTGAGAAATAGGAATTAAAGCGTTTGCATCTAATGTAGCTACTCCATTTGCCACGCCTTTATCGGATGTTGGAATTCCTCCTGGATATATGATATTCATGATTAAGAAATAAATTCGTAAATAATATCTGCATTACCTGTTAGTGTTATTGTTTTGTAATTTAAATAACTACCTGTAGGAGCATTGAATAAATAAGTTCCAGCAGGTAATGGGTTAGCACCATCAATAATAATAGTCCCTGTGTTAACTATAATTCCAACTGCAACCAAGAAATCCATTCCAATACTATGCGTTCCAGCTGTGAAATGATATTGAACTGAAGATATATTTTCTGCCAATAAATTTTGCATGTTATACAATGCTTGAGCTATACTTATGGATGAATATCCATTGATACTTGATTTTTTCCAATCAAACTTTAATCTAAAATTTTCTCTTCCTGACCAAGTGAAAATCATTAAGTTTTTTTCAGGTAGATTTTTATTTACTGAATTAGGGATTGTATTATTAACACCATTAGCAATAGCATCATAAATTAATCCTGCTTTAGGTAATTCAGTATATGTAGTTCCGTTATCAGTAGAAAATCTTATGTTATTTCTATCGCGATACGAACGACTAATTATAACTGTTCCGTACATTGTTTTAGTTTTTAGTTTAAGCAAATATACAAACAAAAACTTTAGTGTCACACAAACAAAAAAACCCACGCATATTGCGCAGGCTTATTGTTATTTCTTGAGTTTTACCTCCAATTTGAAGTCAATGAATTTCGGATATTTTTCTTTTATCTTTTTCAAAAGAGCGACACCTGAATTCCCTCTACCATCTTCAATTAATTCTAGCGACCTTTCAGTTATCTTAAAGTGCTTAGCAAAGGCTTCAAGGCTTAGTTTAAATCGATGAACTCTGATGATTGTTACTATCTCACCAATGTCTTTAGAATTTAAGTCTAACTTATAGGTTTCCATGGTTCATAATTTAATCAGAATGGTAAATCATCTTGCTCATCTAACACTGTTGCTGCGCTAGGTCTTGTTGCTTTTACAGGAGCAGGAGTAGATACCTCTTCTTTATTCCCAGCCTTAGATAAAGTATCAAATTGGAAGCAAGTAATTTCTCTGCTCACTTGTTCAACTCCTTCTTTGTTCTTCCAGGTTTTGGTTCTGATAGCTCCTTCAATTCTTACGTAATCTCCTTTAGCTACGTTTCTCATTCTTTCGATGAGGTTTGGAATTGCGAATACACATCTGTGCCATTCTGTATCCTCTGCCCATTCTCCGTCAGCTTTTTTGTAAGAATTTTTTGTAGCTACAGATAAGTTGCAAATTTCTTTTCCTGTTTCAAATTGTCTAAATTCGATACTTCCTACGTGAGCAATTAGCTCTACTCTGTTGATTGTTTTCATATTTGTTTTGTGTATATGTATTTTACAAATTTAGATTCTCCATCTTCCATGCGAACCGATGTTATATTCCAACCATTTTTTCGTAAGTTGAATATGATTGCACTTAATCGTGTTGCTCTGTAAAGAGAGATTGCTTGCCAAGAAGTTATACTTCCTGCGCTTGAAAGGTGTGCCTTTACTTTATTAACTTTGGTTTCAAAGCTATTATTTTTTACTTGGTTTAGCATATTTAATAATTAATCGTAAATAATTAGTGTTTCTGTCGATAGAATCTTCATCATCTCTATCGTCATTTGTGATTGCATCTAATACATATGCAGGAGCTATGTTTGCTAGTGCGTGTACAAATTGGTCTCCATTATCATATTGTGACAATTCATTTATATCAATATGGTTAGGATTGTTTTCATCTGTTAGAATTTCAATTATAGCTTTTGATATTTTTCTTGAATATTCAACATACTTTTCTTCTTTCTCTTCTGCTTTTGACTTTTCTTGTTCTTTCTTTTTTTGTTTTTTGTTATAATCTTTTAAGAATTTTGCCATGTCTTCCGCAGAGTTAACATGTTCTAATCCTTTCAATAATTCTAATAATTCATTTGGGTTCATAATCTTTATTTTTTAAATTAAATATAAAAGCATTTACATCTTTCTGTGTTTTGAGCCAAATGATGTATGTACTTGGCTGGTCTTTGAATTTAAACTTTAACATCTTGTATTTCATTTTTGCATCTGAAGTAGCAAAGCCTTTGGTATCAATGAAAATTTCTTTATGATTATGTCGTAGCAGGAAATCTACTCTCATTCCTATTGCTCTAATATTTTCTTGTTGAAACCTAAACTTTGGCACTAACTCAATGTTTACTTGAAAGTCAAAATCAAGTTCATTATTTTTGAGAGCATTGTACAGGTATAATTCAAGTTTGCTGTCGAATTTAACTCCATCAACAATTACTTTGGTATTCCCGTACTTTGCTCTCTTGATAATCATTAGTCTACTAAGTTGTTGTTCTCTTTGATTACGTTAGTTTCTCCGTCTATTGTCACGGTAGCCTTTCTACCATTCAACAAGTCAGAAAAGTCATAACTTACTTCTATAATTTCTGAGAACTCTTCAGATAACGAAACGAACGATGCCCAGCTTAATTTTTTATCATTAGGTAATAACTCTAATATTTTGTTGTCAACCTTTTTGATAAACTCTTTTTGTTCATTTTGAATTACTTCGTTTAATGCTTGAACTGCTTCACTTTTGAAAACAGTTAAGTCTTTCTTGATTATTTGAGTTAAGTTTGGAGCTCGGTATCTTTCACCTTTGATTACCTTACCATCTTCTCTAAAGATAGCTTTACCATTCTCATCAAACTTACTCATGTTTGAGTTGTGTACCTCATCAAATGCTAGGATTAATCTGTCTGCCAATCCATACTCATGTGCAGTACCTAGAAGAATGTATATGGAGTCAATGATACCATCGAGAACTTCTGTTAAGGTTTCTTCTTCCGTTGGTTTTTGAATATCCATTATTGGATGATACCAGTCTTCTACTGCTGTAGATATTTCTGTTACTTCTTCCTGTAACAAGTTTTGTCTTAGCTTTGCTCTAGCTTTTGGAAGAAGAGTTGGTACTTGAGGCAATGGAGCTAAAACTCCTTTTTGAAACTCAAGTGTTTGCATGATTTGTTTTTCCATAATTTATAAATTAAGATTAGTAAATGTACAAATTTTTGTTGTCACTAATGTATAGTTTTATCAAAAATATAACTTATTTCTGAACTATATTTTGCCTTATCAATCTTCTTAATACGAAACGTATAGTCAGCGTATGTCTTCTTATTAATAAATGTTTTATACACTTTCGTGTAAATTCTTTCTGCTGATTTGCTTGATGCTATTTTGCCTTGAAGAAGAAGTATTGGATACGATTCAATGTTGTAGTCGTAGCTATCAGTTCTGTTACCTCTAACCTTTGTGGTTGCTGTAACCGTTATGTTGGCTATGTATATCTGAGGTTTCATAATACTTTATATTCATTGTTTAACCAGGTGTCGCAATGCTCTGTTTTTTCGCAGTAAGGACAGGTTATAAAGTCTCCTTTCATAACGTTACGCTCATAACTGTGAGGTCTATCCTTACAGGAATTGCATCCACAACTTGTTTCTTTCTTGCAATTAGGACATTTCATCTTTTAAAAAAGTATTTAATTATTTCAAACCTAGTCATTGGCACGAATTGAAATTTTCCATCTATTCTATTCATAAGCCCTTTATCGTTTAAGTTTCGTTTAAGCGTACAAAATCTGCATTCGATAGTCTTACCCTTATTTGATTTTAATTGATATTTAGAATCATCTCTATGGTACATTATAAGTGGTAATCGTTTACCACACGTGAAACAATATTTTTTCATAGTCTTAATACTCTTTAAATATACTGCCAAATTCATTATTAGATTGTTTCGCGGCATTTAATCCTCTTTCATACGCTTGTTGTAATTTTTCTAATTCCATTTCTTTGGCTTTTATAAAATCTTCTTCATATAGATTACCTTCTGTTTCTATAAATCTTTTTTCTAACCATTCTACTGCTGTCATAACTTTACTTTTTAATTGTTAAGCCTTTTTGTTCTTTTAGAATCTCATCGATTACGTTTCTAGTATTCGCTATAAGTGCGTGTACTAAATCTCCATTTAGGAAATTACTTCCGTACCCTTTCTTTTCAAGTTCTCGGATTATTTTTGCTGTCGTTATTTTCATAATAAATTTTTGTAATCTCGTAAATACTAGGAGCTCCTACTTCTCCGAATTCATTGTAAATCTCTTCCATGTTATTTGTTAGGTTTAATAGATGTTGAATCTCGAATTATATAATTGTTTTTAATAAGCAATGCTAACGCCTCTATCGTAAAGTATTGCTCAAGGTCAGACAAAGAAACTTTTTCCCATTCACTAAAGAACATCATTTCTTTGTTGATTGTGTAGTTTTTTGGTTGTGGTTCTATTTTCATGATAGTGATTAAAAAGGGTTATTCATTTTAAGTTCTTTAGCTTTGTCTTCATACCATTTAGCTTTCTCTAGGTCTCTTTCAACAGGTTGGTCAGGTTTTTTCCCTACTCTCATTCGGTACTTGAAAGCTGTCATTTCGCAGTGAGCGATTAATGCTTGAGCTCCCCAAATGTCTTCCATCATTTGTATTGTTTCTTTCCCTCCATTTTTGTAATGTTCAGGGTTTATGTAATCGTATTCTTCTTTCATGATTTTTAGTTTTAAAAAAGGTGAGCCCAGCGTAAATAGGACCTGGTGTAAAGTTTAGCCCCGAATAAGGTTTTTTATTCCGTTCTCGCGTAATTTATTCACTCAATCTAGCTCGTAGATACTCACCTTTTAGATTAATTAATATTCAAATTTAATCATTCCCCACAACATAGAGAACGATTTTTTTCTTTGTTCTTTTACTGGCTGTTTTACTTTTGGTATATAATCTACTGTAGCGATATTACCTTCTACCACAGGTAGACTTGCTGTAGGTAAAGGCTCAGCTTGCGTTTGCTTATCTGCCATTCTTTTGTTGTAATTGGCAACATATTTCTTTTGCATCCTGTTAGCTTCAGCATCAACTTTTTTAGCCTGCTGTTTTGTTACTTGCTCATAACTCAAGGTATAGTAACCTCTTTTTTCGTACTGAATTAACTTCATCTTAAATATTGCTTGTACTTCAAAAGGACCTAGACCTTTGTTCTGTGCAAACTTTGTAAAACTTAATACTGCTTTACCTCCATTTAATTTGTGTACTTCTTTGAATGAATTTAAACAATTCATTATTTGCGCTGTGTATTCTTTTCTTACTCTCATGGTTTATGGTTTTAAATTATAAATTACTTTTTCTTTTTCGCTAAGTTCATCGTATGTACACGTAAACTCTGTTAGCATTTCTTCCTCTGTTTGAGAATACTGATACTTTGATTCGCGTTCATTAGGTTGTCTTGGCTCAATGTTTTTAATTAACACAGCATTTAATTCTTTGTCTGTTATGTCGAAATGCTCAAGTGTTGACGCTCTTCCGTTAAACCCGTAATGATTAAATATGTGAATAGAAACTACTGATGGTTTTTGCCTGTATGGTAACGTCATATTAAATTTAATAAATCTTGTTTGTCTTGTTCTAACTTGTCATTCTTAATCTTGTATTGTAATGATACAAACTCAAGGTCACAGTTTCTCTGTCTACTGACTCGGAATTCTTTCTCCAGCCCTCTAAATGTGCTTGCTGCTTGCTGTAAAAGCGCAACTTGATACTGCATAGATTCTATTAGCTCTTTGTTTTGTTCGGGTCTTCTTTCAGCGACACCAATCTTTGTTGTTAGCCATTGAATAGATACAGATAGCGAGTTGTGAGCAAGCAATATTTCTAACTCGTTCATACTATAATAATTTTAATCCTTCGTCATTTAGTAATTCATGAAACTTCTCTGATGCTTTCTCTATTGCATCGTAAGCTGATTCGCTTAAGTTGTCTTCATTGTATTTAAGTTCTGACCTAAACCATTGGTTTAAATCCCAACATATACCTTTCCATCTGTGAGCATTTACTGCATCTTGAGCTTCAATAAATTCTTCTACTGAGTCAAACTCTAATATTATCTTTCCCATAATCTTTAATTTTAAAAAGGACAATCTTCATCCTCAAATTCATTACTCTGTCTTCCTGTTTCGTAAAAGTTCACAGGTGGTGGATAACTTGGAACTTGCAAAGACGTTTGCTCAGGCTCTTGCCTTGCTCTTTTGATAGCATCTATACCTCCTAACTTAAATCCTAAACCATTATTGAACTCAAATAGTATTGGCTCGTTCAATGATGTTTGCTGACCACCTGTGTCTCTATCTTTAATTTTCTCAACATCAATCATGGTGCTATACTTCATGTCTTGATGCTTAACAAGTCTATGTATTACAATCATATCATCACAACGATTAAGGAATGGTTTACCACCTTCTACGTGAGCTTTCATTGGTGCTCTAAGGTGTCCCTTCCACATGTGTCCATCAGGGTAAAGCATACTTGTTCTTCCTGACTCTGACGTTGGGTGTGTAGATACATAAACTGTTTTGTTTGTTTGATTACAAAACTGCCTTGTGGTATTTAAAAACTCGTAGTTATCTGCATGTGTCATTCCTCTATCCAATCCTGTGAAAGGGTCAATGAAACAACCATCTGCATTTGTACTATTGAAAATATCTAGCAGTTCATGTGGCTTATACAATCTAGCGTTTGATACAAACGTAAACCAATGTTCTATCTTTATTGCATATTTTCTTATTTCATTGTAAGATAAATCCTTGAAGTGTTTTCCTGAATACATCTGAATTAAATCTCTCATTACTTGACCTGATGAATTTTCTCCCATCCATATGGTCCACTTTAAATCGTGTTGAGAGCTTAGCGCTAGCATGTACCATTCAAACCAGTAAGACTTTCCTACGTTATCATGACCTAATATAATATTCAACTGTCTTCTTTTGAATAGCAGGTATTCATCAAAAGAAATACCTAAACCTAATCCCTTTTGTATCTTCCCATCTTTGTAGTCAACCAAGTAATCGTTACTATGTCCTGATGGTAGTATCATAATTTACCCATTTGTTTATACACGTGAAACACTAAAGGGTCTGTGACTTCTTCTCCGTCAGCAGTAACACCTAATATCTTAACCTCTACTTTAGCATTAGAAAATGTAGATTGATTAATCCAGGAGCTTTCAAATCCTCCCCAACTTTTCTCAACACATTTCTCTAGGACTAAATTCTTATCTACACCTGTAAGTTCAACTTGCTTTACAAACTTATTGAATGCTGTTTGTGTATTAGTAAGTTTTTTAGCCTTACGAACTTTCAGCCATTCATCTACTAGAGCAGAATCAAAACCTAAAGACAAAAGAGATTTTTTAAAATCGAAAGTATATTCTTTTTCTCTTCTCTTCTCTTCTGTATTACGTTCGTAATTCGGTCGTATTACGTTTGTATTACGTTCGTTATTCGACTGTAATACGTTCGTATTACGTTTTGACCATCTCTTTTCTACTGATTCTCTTGCCTTTACAGATTTTTCTAGTATATTTTCAAACTGTTCATCTAAAAAATAAATATTAATAAATCCATCTACTTCCTTGATTACTTTTTTAGATAATAAATTTCTGTAGTTCTCTTCATCGCATTCGATAATTGCATCTTCAATAGAAAGTTTGGTTTCATTTATCCAATACAAACAACACAACTCCATAAAGGCTGACTTAGCTTCTTTGGTGCACTTCTGAATCTTCCCCATCTTCCATTCGGAAATTGAGAACTTAAACCATTGCATCTTTTCCATGGCTAATCTAGTAAAGCTATTTGTTTTTTAAGCTCTTTGCTTAGTCTTATTGCAGTCTGCTTACTTACTTCCATTAACTGGATACCATCAGATTCCATTGTAATCATAACAGTGTTTCTGTTTGTTGCAAATAATTCTAGCGATACTTGATTGGTGTCTGTTTCTTTTGTTCCTAAGAACAATAACTTTACGTCATCCATAGTCTATTCGTATTTTATTTAAAAACACGCAAAATTTAGTGATAAAAAAACCCTACTTAATTTTCACGGCTCTCACATCGTTACTCGTTAAATAGGGATATACTAATTTTTTTGTTCTATATTGTGAGAGCGAACTACATTGCAAATATAATAAAAAATTCTATTCAGATTTCCATTCAGCACATTTTAATATTTTTCTGTAGTAAGGATTGTAGTAACAGAACATACCCGTCTCTTCGTCAAAGAAGATTACTTTAGGGTGTTTGAACTTTATAAACCTTTCTATTTGTCCTGACTTGAATAGTTCCATATACGCTTCATAGTTAATCTTTGGTAGCGTTTTTAGTTTTTCTATTACTTCTGCTTCTTCTGCAATGCTTGGGTCTAACTTTGACCTGTCAGTTACATTTGATTTTTTGCTCATGATAGTGATTAAATGAATTGTTTTAAATTACATCGTTTGTCTAATTCTTGCGCAAGAACATATCGCATGCCGTCATCAAGGTTAAACGTTTCTAGTGCGTATGATATGTATTGCGTATCCAACTCTGCGATAGAACTGTTAGCATACTTTCCTTTGCCTAGTGTGACGTTTTGCTGAATATATTTGTTTCTGTTTAAATAGTGTTTGATTTTCATAATTGCTGTAATTGATTGTCTGTAATTAAATCGTAAAAGTCTTTTGCGTATTGCTGACACATTTCTACCTGCGTCTTAATCATGTCTTGTTTTTCCTGGTCATGTAGATACACTACTTGGAATACTCTTTTTTCAGCAGGTAGGTAATATACTTGATGAAGCAAAGGGTCTTCGTACTTGCATAGCTCTTCAGGAGTATCCATCAATGTGTACTCTATTGTTGCCATGTCAGAATTTGTTAGCCACATGTAACCTCTTACTTGCCATTCGTAGTCCGTGTTTATTGCATCTTTCAATGTAATAGGAAACGTAGCTTTTGACCAAGGACACTTAACATCTTTAATGATTTTATTGTGCACGATGTCGGGCGTTCCATGAATGTATTCGTTAGAGAAATACTCATCATTCTTCTTGTATTCATCGAAGTAAAAGTCAGACAAGAAAGAGATTGCAGCGTCTTCTACCATCAATCCTTTCTGCGTTTCCTTAGATGAGAATAACTGCGCACCCTCATACATCAAGTAATTTGCCTTAACCAATGATTCTACGTAAGTTTTAGCACCTACTGATAGTTCGGGCTTAGCGTCACGTTTTGCAATCAATCTGTCGCGTTCTTCTGCTTGTCTTTCTGTTAGCTTAATCTTTGCTAACAAGCCTGCTAAAGTTTCTTCTTGTTTTGCTGTAAGTCCTACTTGTGTAGCTCCAGTCATAATCTTACCGATGCTTGAGCATCTAATTTTAATTGTCTCCATAATTTATTGTTTAATTGTTTATACTCTCTCCATATCTCCTTTGATATGTCTTGTTAATGTTCTGATTGTCAGACTTTAAGGTTTTAAGTTTAACTTTTATTTTATCCATTTGTTCTGTCAGCGCTTCGATTATTTGTACGTTTTGTGCGTAGTCATCAAGTATTGCGCTCTTGCTTGTATGCTTTGAATAATGTATCCTCATAATTTATTATTTATTGTATGTATAAAGAAGTGAAAACAATGTAGCTACAATGATTGCCAGGATTAGTTTGGCTACAATCATTTTTTAATTTCTTCTAAAATTTCTATTGTTACAACTGCTAACAGCAACACAACGCTTATAATAAATGTAACTGCAAACTCTTTGAATGATTGCATATCTCTATGTATGATAAACATTAGTAAGAACACCATTGTAAAGACTAATGATGTTATGTATAATACCTTTCCCATTAATAATATATGTTTCATGATTAAATTTCTATGTAACTTACTCCTTCTAATCTTAACCCGTCAATTGCGTTTAAATCTGCAATAAGGTCATTATCTCCTAAGCATTCGGCAACCATATCAATTTCGTATTGACATGTGCTTCCATCGTCAGCTATCATTGATGGGCTTACAGCGTCTCTAATAATGTCATACGCTCGAAGCGACATTACAGGATTGTATTCTACTAATATTCTACTCATAATTATTATTTTAATACTTTAATTGTTACTTTTATGCATCCTCTTTGTAGGTCTGCAATACGCTTGAAGGCTTCCATAGATAAATCTAATTTAATCTTAGAAAAACCTCCTGAATCGTTAACTCTTACCACTACACTTTTACCTGTCTCAGGGTTTGTTACTTTTAATTTAGTTCCGAACTTGTAAGTATTTGATGCACAGGTTAATTTGTACATATCAAATATTTCACCTGACTTAGTGTATCTGCCATGAAATGGTTTTCCATACCAAGAAATCATGTGATAGTGAACGTCTTTAGCTGTTAGGCTCGTGAGTGCTACCCACAAAAGCATTGTTGATGTAATTGTTTTCATATTTCTGTTTTTGTTTTTGTTTCCACCTCTTAAACACTTCAGCAGAATGTTCTTCAGTTTCCATAATCATTTGCGCAGACTTCAATAGGCTGAATCTTGTTTCTCTAAATGCCCCTTCTTGAAGCTCGTTGATTAAAGGAATGAATAACATAGGATTTTTAATCTCCCTAAGCAATACACCAGGAACTATGTCATCGTTGTTTAGGATTGCTCTTACGTGGTAAATCTCGTCTTGTACTACCCAATTAGGGAAGTGATGAGGTTTAAAATCTTTTGGTTTAGAGTCGTCAATACAGACAACTCTATCTCCAACATTAAAATCACTCATCTTCCGTAGGTTTATTATACATTATTTTTCTACCAAGCTGATTGAAGCCAATGATTATTTGCTTCATGTCGTAGCCATCGTTAGTAACTAACTGAATGCCCTGCATCCATTTTGTTTCTATAGTGTGAAGGACTGCATACGTTTTCTTAACTACCATCTGAATAAGTTCGTCAGTGTATTCCATTGGAGATATGTCTATTAGTATTGAAGCGCACTTTGCGTAGATAAGTAATATACTCGTCTCTTCTTCAGTTCTAAACTTAATGCTATCTGATAAGTCTCGAAAGTATGTAGTCAGTTCTACGCAGGTTTTCTCGTCTGATTGAGCAAAAGGAATTAAAAATCTTGATGAAAATACATCAATCTCTTTACCCCAATCGTTTATCGCACGACGTATCTCATGTTTATACCTTTTGTTTTTCTTGATACTTTTAAGATACTCTAGGTCGTCGTATTCATTAAGACAATCGCTCATCTTAATGCACATTCTAACTATCGCTATAGAATCATCGTGCTTGATGTCATTTGGATTCATCTGCTTTTTCTTTAATTGAATTTTGCAATGTTACAATTTGTTCTGCAGTTAAGTTCCATTTAGTTCCGTTGCCGTCGAGAACACTTTGCTCGGCATTAGCTGTGATAGCCTTGCTTATTCTTTCTTCAGCGAACGCAGGTATAACTGGTGCAGATGTACGTCTTTCAGGGTTGTCTATATCATCCTCGTCTGTAGCAATATGGAAATACTTAAGTAAGAAGTATCGCTCGGCATACGTTAAGGCTGAACCCAAACCTTTCTCGAAGTCATTCTGACCATTAGCACCAAATGAATTCTCATCCATTTCACCCGTCATAACGTCTATCCATGTGAACTTCATCATTACTTTTGATAGCACCTCTGTCTTAGCTCCGTTCTTTGCTTGATAATCCATACGAGTATTCTCTATAGATACTACCTCTTGCTTGAGCAGTAGTCCTAGCTCATTCATTAGGGGCTTTATAAACCCTAGGATTTTAGTCCCTGTTACATACTCATAACTAAAAGACTTCTTGTCTTTCTTTAATCCAATAATTTTTTCTTGGATTAGGTGTAGCTTTTGATAAATGTTAAGCTGTTGTAGTTCTTGTGTGTTCATACTTTTTATTATTTATTACTTGATTATTTATTATTATGTAAAATGTTACGCGTGAATTAATTTTTAAATGCACCTCAGTCTGAGCGTCATTTTTAATCTTTACTATTTCATCGTCCATCCCTTCTATCTTATACTCTTTACCAAGCGTTAAGTCCGTCAGAAACATTGTGTTCTCGTTGGAGATTATGATTGTTCCTACATCTTCGTATATCAATGTCCATTTTTTACCTCCAAGATGAGCTGATTCCCTATTAAACGTAACGGTTATCTCACATCCATTAAGCATAGCCCTTCCGTATGGAACATTTTCGTAAACGGGAACTACCAAAGGATACACCTTGCCTGGAGTAATTGATGAAGCACTTCTTCCTAGTACTCCGTCAAACCTTACTGCTATTACTTTCCTCATAACTATATCTATTAATCATTTCTTCAATAGACACCTCAAAGATGTCTGCTAGTACTAATAGTACAGACGGGTTTCTAGGTATGGTAACACCATGAATAAGATTACTTACATTCATGTGAGAATACCAATTGCCACTAGCTTCTCTGTCTATTAATTCTTTAGCTAACTCAGACTGAGTTAACTGACCCATTAGGTCTTTGATTCCTTTTACATTTTGTCTTACTCGCATTGTCGTTTATATTCATCCTCATTTAATAGGATATTCATTTTGTTAATTACTCGCATGGCAGCTACCTCTAAATCATTAGGGGAATTAACTGATTCATGCATTGCGTACTCATCTAAATCACTGCACCCAGCAGGCACAATGTAGTAGCTTGTTCGTACTCTCATTTCGAGCCCTTGCTCGCTTAAAGTGGTCAACTCTTTCTCTGTAAACATAGGTGTAAAGTTAAGAAATTAATATTAATATTAAAAATAAAATTGAAAATAAAACTTTAAACTTTCTTCAGTTTTAATCTTATGTTGGCAGTATTTTGTAATTACATTCTCATAGAAAGAAACTTTGTCTGTATAGTTTTCCGTAGTCTCTCCAAGAGTTTTAATGTAGTTAAGTAGCTTGCCTTCTGTTAGCATATCAATTTCCAATTCAAACTGACCAATTATATCCATATCGGGCATTTTATTGCATCCTATACCCCAGTCGTGATTGTTTAGTAATGATAATATTTCGTCTCTGTAGTCTGTATATAAACTCATAGTTAGTTTAATAAGGCAGAGCCGAAGCCCTGCCGTGTTTTATAAAAACCACAATAATAAAAGTATTGCAGCTATGATGAAGTACTCTAATTTTAACATGTGATAGTGATTGATTAGTAGTACTTTGGGTAAAGTTCTTGTTCCGTCTCTATTAATGAGTCGTCGCAAGTCTTGCATAATGATGCAGAGTAAGCAACGTTCCATTTTGTAATCTTTAATGAGTCGCAGCCGTCGCATTGACATTCATACGTAGTTAAGTCATCAGCTATCGAGTACTCTTTAACGTCTTCCAATTCGTGCATTGCCGCTTCCTCAATGCAGTACGAACACATACCGTCAAGTACCTCATCTTCATATAGATAATCTTTGCAACCTGTACATGTGTGACTTGTAATCTTAGCATCAACATAAGCATTAGATGTATATGTACTTGTTTTATCCCATGACGTAGCATAGCTTGTGCCTCCGTACCAACCTTGAGAGGCATAGCCAACTGCTGACTTTGATTTCTTTGTCCCTCCGTAGTCAACCCATGAGTTAACCTGTTTGTATGATGAGTTACTGAACCACGTGTCACCTACCCAGTGACCTGCTTCTTCGTTGATAATCGTAGGCTCGTTCTTGTTACTTAAGAACACTAACTTACTGCTGTCGATGTAGCTATGTAACAACTCTTGCATTGCAACATTCTTCTCGAATCCTTTTGGTAACTTCTTAAGGATAAGCTCGTTGAACATGTACGTGTCACTGAATTCTGTGTTGCGTTCTACTTGGTGAATCATACCATTATGTATGAATCCCATAGTCTTATCAACCAAGAAAGGATGACAGTTGGTCGAGTTAATCTTGCCGTGTGTTGAGATACGGAAGTGTAGTAATATATTACTTTTTGGAAACTCTTTGCGTACTTCTATATACTTATTGTAGTACGTGTCGAACGTAGTCATCTCTTTAAAGATTTCTAACTTGCCGTCGTTTACCCATAGCAGACCTGCGCCATCGCCATTGTTTTCCCAAGAGTTACGAACCCAATCCTTTTTGAGTGTCGTTTTGAATCCATTCATTATTGCTATACACATGATATTTAATTTTAATAGTTTATAATTTAATTAAGCAGCTTTATCTGCATTGTTGTCGATGATTTTGTCTCTCTTAAGTTGCTCGCGGTCAATTGCAGGCAACTTTTTGTTGTTCCATTCACGAACGTGATTGATAAACAATTCAGTCTTGTCAATCAAAGTCTCTTGGCTGTACACTTTGCGTAAGTGTTTGTACAATTTGCTACGATGCTCGATAAGCATACGTAGTACGTCTGACTCTGACTTGTTGATGTTGTCGCAGAATATGCGAATCAAGTCACGTCTCCAAACAAGTTGCTCTACATTCTTAACACCTGAAAAGATTCTGAACTCTAATACTTGGTCACGCATATAGATAGCAGAATACTTTTCTTTTTGGTAGTACTCATGTTTCTTTTTTGCCTTGCTATAATTCTTACTAATTCTGTAAGGATACATTGCATACAATAAAGGATAGAAAGCAGACATACCCTCGAACAATTCTTCGGGAGAATACTCGCTTGAACCTAGATTGATGTGACCACCGCATGTTGATGTGCAGTACTCGGCATTGATTAGCTCACGAATAGCCTCGTCTTTAAGCTCTACCTCTAGCTGATTAGTGAATAAATCAAGTACAGGTGATACTAACTCATAGCCTGAATTGTCATCTAGTGAGCCGTCACGTTCCTTGCACCATTGTGTGCGATTATACAAGTCCTGATAGTGATACCTACACGCTAGCTCGTTATCCTCTTTCTCTATCTCAAAGCCTACAGTGAATTTTGTTGCGGTAGGTGTTTTCCATGTCCTATTAAGGTTGTGGTATCCTGCGTTGTATTCTCTAGCATCTTCTGAATCTTCTTCTTCAGGCTCGTTAAAATCATCTTCATCAAGGTGGATGTAATCTTGAACGTGGTCACGCCAATAGTAGTCAAAATCATTAGCGACTCTTGGACTAGTAAACCATCTGTCATCTCTGTCGGACTTAACGCATTCGCCTCTGTTTCTTGAAGGGTAAAACGCCTCTTTATCATTAGCTTGTGCTGATATAGCGTCGTTTCTGTGTATATAATCTCCTTCGATTGTAATTACGTAATCTCCGTCGCCGTCCTCTAACCAGTGAGAAGATATATAGCTTTGATGATTTCCGTATCTATCAACTACAGACTCTAGTTCGTCTAACTCAAACCATTCGCCTAACTCTATACATTCAGCGCAAGAAAGGTCACCTATATGCGTTCTCTCGCCTGCTCTTCTTGAATGCTCTGAGAACTCTACCACTAAAGATATATGTACTTGTTCACCGTCAATATTTACATAGTCGGGTGTGTCATTTCTTCGTGACATGTCTCTCCAAAACTCTCCACCCTCTACTGTAGTTGCCCATGTAAGATTGGAGTTAATAAGGTCATGAAAAGACTGATAACTTCTATCCATTGCAGTGCTTCTACACTGAGCAACAAACGATTTTTGAATTGATTTGTCTGCAATCCATAGCAGCATCTCGCTGCCTAACCAAGTTTTTTCCATAATATATAATTTATTAAATAATGATACAGCCTATAAGGGTAGCTGACAAACCCATGATTAATAATAGGACTAAGTCCAATAATATTCTACTTACCACTTTGTTGATTCTTTAAGTACGTAAGGTAATCTATGTACCCATGTTCGTACATTAATTCATTTACATTTAGTTCCATGTGAATAATGGTTTTTGTTTTACACATCTCTTTCTCGTGGATGTAATGACGATTGTTTGCCCTCTATAATACGGCTCTACTCTTTTATACGCGTCTGCTATTCCTTCAGCGACAACATACAGGGTGATACTGCCTACCCTTGCTTTGTATGTACTCATGATTTATAATTTACAACATATAATAAGGTCTTTGAAACCTGTATCCTACTTCTTTTTCTATGTCGTAACATAGACCTTGCCCTGTTGTTACAAACAGTCTGAAAGGGTCACCTATCCATGTTTGTGGCTCTAATTGAGCTACATACCCGCCGTATGTACCCGCAGCAAATTCTCCGACGGGATATATCTCTTTACATATAGCCATTATTTGTTGTTCCGTGAACCCCTCTGCATCCCATGCATTGAGTTCTTCCATTGTCCACCTTTGCCTTTCCATTTTTTTATTGTCATAGTGATTGGTTATTGATAAAACTCTTCATCTCGCACCCACGAGATTGTTTTGATTTCTTGAACTACACCCATAGGTAGATGCTCTATGTTTGTCTCTTCTACTTTTTTAACTACCTCGAAATAGTCAGCAGACCAAGTGCTACCATAATTTCCTATGATTAGTTGGTGTTTACAATCATTGAGTAACGTCTCTTCGTTTATTGTGAACGGATTATTACCTGTATGCCTAAACATATCTATACCATAAAACTCGTCAACTACTTTGAATACTTCGTATGGGTCACTAAAGCATGCTCCATTACGATTTACGTATACGCATTCTTCTTTATATGGTTTGCTCCTGTGATATTTGCAAAACTCTTCCCAATCTTTGTCAGTTGTATCTTCGAATCTACATGAGGTATTCCCATCCTCTAATTCAACGTACTCACGTGTTTCATGAGTAATATACTCGGGAGCAATACGCACGTATCTCCCTGACATTTTCTTAATTTCCATGACTTTACTATTTAATAGTTATTTTACTCCATTTCTTTATATTCTGATGATACGCATTTCGTACGTATTTCAATAGTTCTATCGTGTTGATAGGTATGTTTATATACTTCAACGCAATTTGTTTTTCTGTTTCTGAGTACTTACTCCAATCTGCAGTTGTTACTTTTTCATAGATAGCGACAGTCGAATCTATTTTTGCTATTACATTGTATAGTTTCATGATTATTTATTTTTGTGTCCATTTTACCCACTCATTATCTATTATCACACGTGGCTCTTGTGACTTCTTCCACTTTTTCAAGCGACGTTTTGTCGCTAGGTCTTTATCTATTTCATTGCATACATACGCAATTAATGCCATTAGGAACAATACTCCCATTGTACCTAGTAATACTTTTGCTACTACCATTCCCATAATTTTAATAATTGTACACGTACATAGTGTCATGTAACACTACTTCGTGAAAGTTTATACTTACTAATTTTCTTTGGTGCAGTCTTTCTGCCTCCAATTGTCCACTTGTCATGTGGTCGTAGTCACCTAGATGCGAACTTTTTACACCTATTTCTACACTTTTTGGTGTAGTGTACTCATATTTGTACATTACTTTTTGTTTACTGCATGACAATAACGCCATGCAGAATAACATTCCTGCATACTTTTTCATGTTGTATAATTTAATGATTAGAAGTAAGAGGGGGAGTCGAACCCCCTCGTTAGACCGTCTTACTTATTTTTTGTTTTGCATAGCGTGTGCTAGCATTCCCACTGCATACGGAGAGAAGTTGTATCTCTTCGTTTTAAGGAAGTCCTTGTACACTGCACTTTCTAATATTTCATTGGTAATTTTTTGAGCTAATTTTTCAGCTTGTTCCACGTCTTGTTCGTCTCTATGCGTTTCAAACATTGCGTGTGCCTCAAATTCTTCTCTCAATAACTCTAATCTGTATTTTTCAGAATTTAGGTATAGTTGTTTTTTACTTAACCCGTTTGGGTTGTTTTTTGTAGGTAATTGTGGTTTTTCACTCAAATAACTACATGCTTTTTGTTCCCACTCTTTAGAGAATTTTTCGGGAAATAAAACTTTTGCCATTACTTTGTCCTCTTTTGTGTAGAACTTTTTAATGTCATTAAGTGCACCACTGAAACTTTTATTTTCAGCTTTCAACGCATTGTTTGCACTTTGTAATGTTTTGATACTTGCTTTCATGATATATAATTTTATAGGTTTATACGAACGTGTTACTATTATTCACACGTTCGTTTCGTACTTTTGTACTCTTCAGTAAACCAACTATATAAGAAATTCAAGAAACATTTTTTCAAGTAAAGTCGTACTATATTTCACGTAATTGTGTTAATTACTCAATATTGCCTTATATCCTTTACTTCGCACAATTCACACGTTATTAGTGTGGTATCCCTACCTTAATAATTGCACCCCATAATTTACGTTTTGCACCCTCTTGCCACAAAGTCCTAATATTACACTATATACACGTGTTCCCTAGGGAACGTACACGCCTAAACGCCCATGTACACGTAATAATATCGGTTGCTTTGTCGTTTTGCCAACAAATTCGTAAACCTTATTTCAAGTCCGAACATACTTATCCACCCTAAGCAACATAACCTTTTCTGTCAGTTCGTGCATAGCAATTTCCTATATTCGTTATATGTACAGCGTACCATACACAAACCTTTATCTATAACCACCCTACCGATGCAAGCGTGGTGCCCTGTTGTGTGTCGTTGTTTTGACTGAGGGACAGGACAAATATACTATATAAATTCTAATTTGAAAATTTAATTTGAATTGAAGTTGGATTCGCGCGCGCGTACATGAGGATAACAAACTGAAAATCAAGGATATATGACGATAAAAAATAATTTAAAAAAAGTGAAAATAATTTCAGAAGTACCCAAAAAACAGGCAAAAACGGGACAAAATAAGGTAAAAAAGTAGCCACAAAAGTACTGAAATAAGGTGAATTTTCGGCGGGGGTAACACACCACTAAACACCCTCAACTAACTGAGTATCAATAAATTAACACCTGTGAACAACTTAGGTAGTGTGTAAGTGTGTGAGAATCAAATAATTAAGGGTGAAAAGCAGAAAAACACGATCGTAAAGTGTTGATAATCAGAATGTTCGGTTTTCGGTTGAAGGAGGTGGGGGATACATGTGGTCGAGTAAGCCCCCCACAGACGTACCGCATATTTTTCACAAAAAACCCACAGACGTATTTCAAAAATTTACCTAATTACCAGTGAGTTACGTAAGGATGTTTTTAAAAAGGGGAGGGGTATGTTTTACATATTGGTACCTGATTAGAGCTCTAGGACTGCATCTATATGGGCATTCGTAATGGGATTACTCATACTAGCCATTAAGGACTATCCAAAAGGAACATATATAGCACGGGGAGTTATGTAGTTGATTGTCAATAAGTTAGTGTTGCTTTTTGTGGTGACAATTTGCTTTGTATTTATGCGTACAAACTTTTGAGGAAATGTGTTTTTTACATGTAAATTGTATTATATTTGCAATACTAAATTTTTTAATATAAAGCAAGTAATATGAAAAGAAATGTTAAGTTAGATGCATGGTATAACCTACAGGCATGGTATCTTATTCCTAGTGTATTGTTTAATAGGTATCCAAGATTTGATGGTAGAGTATATGAGATAGAGTTATCTTTCTTATGTGTAACAGTTCTTTTGAGTAGTAAACCTAAACAACTAAAATACATATGAGTGCTGCAATATTAGAGAAAGAGATAATGGATATTATCAATAAGGATTGTTTTCCCGATGAGAAGTGTAGATTACTAATTAGATTAGTAGAGCATTTTCATAAGGGGGAGGGTATCAATATGGAGAAGTACCTAGACGTAGCTAGACAGACAGGGATGGTAAACGTAGAAGGGAATACATGGGTGAATGGACAAGCTAGATTCACACTAACTAATAACGGATTTAAAAGATTAGATTAATGATAAAGGTAGATTTTAAGGAGAATGATTTTGTATTGTATGTTGGAGCTAACAACAAAACAATATTTGAATATTTAGATGTGACAAATCTTAAAGGAGAGAAAATGTATCATGAAGCAAAACTACATGATGACATAAGAGACTATGGATACGTGAAAACAATATTCGGAACTAGAGTTGTAGAGAATGATTTTGGTGGATATAAAACACAACAGTATGTGTACGTAAATAAACAATGGTTCGACCACACAAACGAAGATACCCTGTCCGTGCTATACACTGAACAGAAGAAAAGTAACCACCACGCAGATACATACCACCTAGTAAATGACTGGATGAAAAAAAATAAACATACAGCAGTACTAATGAGCAAAGCAGATGCAAGAAAATATATTGACCACGTACATGAACAACAAAATGGAACACGAATTTAGTAAGCTAGGAGTAAACCTTTCCGTATGTGCATATTGCCTAAGGGAGTTAGACGTACATTCAAGAACTGTCGACCACCTGTACCCAAAGAGTAGGGGAGGTAAACTTAGTAACGATAACAAAGTAGTAGCCTGCGGAGAATGTAACAAACTCAAAGGAAACATGAGCATAAAGGAATTTGAGAGATTTCTAAATAGCGCATTGTTCATGGTAAACGAAGAACATAAACAACGAACAGGGAGACTAAGGAAAATTAGATACAACGTAACACAAATACTTTCCAAGTTGACACTATTGACACTATTGACACTATTGACATCTTGTGTAATGCCGAAGTTTGATAGAGCGTGCGATGCCTTTTGGTCAGGAAACCCAAATCATAAACCAGGAAAATAATGACAGATATAGTATTCGATATGTTATTGCTAGAAGCCGATAGGATAGCAGCAACAAGACAGAAAGACTTTGACTTATACATGAAAAACGCAAAAGGTGAATTTGTAAAAATTGCCGAAGCGTATGAGTCACAAGCAACAGAAATAATTAACTCCATAAACAAACGAAAGAAACTAAAGTACTATGTAACATTCCAGGAGGGGATAAATATTCAGGAAAAACTAACGCCATCGTCGCTACGAATATTGCGTTTCTTTGCGCGTGTAATGAACTACGGAAACCAAGTCAAAGGATACGGAATTAGAGACATCATAAAATGCACAGGGGTAAGTAGTAGGTATGCTCAAGCAGCAATCAAACAGCTACTAGTCGAAGATGTTATACGAATGGAGAAAGTAAAAAACCATAGGATATACATGGTAAACCCTATACACCTATACAAAGGAACAATGAAAAAATTGTTTTTATGCGTAACTTCGTATAAGGCTATGGAGCAACAAGCACTAGATGGTAGCACGGAATACAATCCAATGGAAGATGATGAATAAAGACCCTGAGGACGAATTGATGATGATACTCGTCTTAATAGGAATATTTTCATTTGCCTTAATTAAATACTACATTACAATCGTAAAATGACTAAACAACTAGAAACAACAGACTGGTATCCATCACATAAACAATTTGACTATCCTGAAGAATTCATAAAATGGATAGACTCCATGAATAGAGGGTATCAGTACAGAACAACATACGAACCTTTTGAAACATATTGCCTACATGCAGAACAGTTGCTTGATGACCTAACGGAAATTCAAGACTTCAACACAGAGTCCGAACAGATAGAATGGCTAGAGGATGAGATACAGAAATGTAATGACAACACACTATACTTCTGCAATAAATACGGATGGATAAAAGAACAGACTGCGCTAGATGGTAAACTTAAATACCAAGCATGGGATGCACAAAAGATACTGTTATTCCTATACGACTGCGGATACTCAACAATGATTGGTAAGGCTCGTCAGATTGGATTTACAACTACCATGTGCCTAGCAGGTATGAAACGCGTAAACCTAAACAAATCATACTTCATAAAATTCATTACCCACTCCAAAGACAAGGGGGAAGAAATATTTCGTGATAAAGTAAAGTGGGCGTTCACAAAACTACCAGCCTTTATGTCTCAAGAAGTAAAGAACTGGACAGCTTCATTAATGAACATGGAGAAAAAAGGGGACAAGAAAGGTAAAGATGAAGGGGGTGCTTCAATGTTTCAGGTAGATAGTCCTAGCGTCACAGCAATCAATGGGGGTTCTCCGTCATGCGTGTTTGTCGATGAGATTGGATTGTTTGAAATCTTTGGTGAGATGATGCGTGAAGGTAGACCTGCACTATTTAAGTACGACCCTGAACAAGACGAGATGATAATGCAACAACAATTCATGGCTTGGGGTACAGGTGGAGAGATGGACAAAGGGGGTTCAGTATTTGAGTCCGAGTTTAAGCAGTGTTTATCCGAATGGCAGAAAAGAAACTTTAAGTATGGAATTATACCATTGTTCTTTAACGCATATGCACGAAGAGGGGTGACAGATAAGTTTATTAATAACGAGATTAAAGCATACAAGGCACAAGAAGGCACAAGACAGGGAGAGATTGCTAAAGTTCAGTTTCACCAGGCATACCCAATTACCATTGACGATATGTTCTTGCGTAAATCAAAAACTCTTGTTCCTGTAAACTATTGTAATGACAGGTTGCATCAAATATATGGTATGGAAGTTCCTATTGACTACGGATACTTCGAACCTATATTCGATGTACTGCAACCTACACCTGATTCATACGTTCCATATAGAATTATAGGGGCTAAATGGATGAGCACAGGAGATAGAGACCACGTTATGACCTCAACAGTAGTAATAACTCACCCACCAGCTAAAGAATGCTGGGTACATAGGTTCTATCAAGGTACTGACCCCATCAATTCAGAGACAGGACACTCAAAAATGTGTAGTGCCGTATGGGATTCCCTAACAAACTCCGTAGCATCGGTAGTTTTTCATAGAGAAAAGAAATTTAAAGAGACATATCTGCAAGTTTTACTGCAATCTTTGTATTATGACCAAGAAAATAGGGGTGGAATCAAGGAATTAGTGGAGAATAACATCGGTGATATGCACATAGATTTCCAGGAAATGTTAGGATTTAAGCACAAATTTACGTCAAATTCATCGCTTCCTGAGTACTTAAAAACACATGGTGGTAAATGGTTTGGTATATCCAATAAAGTGAATACAGCGCCACGTATATTAGCAAAACTAGAAGAGTTAATAGAGGGGTATGGCGAACAAATAAATATTCCATGGTTTTGGGAGCAACTAAAGACGTTCGTAGAGAAAGATTTGAAAGCTGCAAGCTCACATAGACAAACAAGATACCAGGCAGCGGATGCTAGGTACGATTATGATGACTGCATATTCGCGATTGTGTTCTCATACATAAATGCTCAATGTTATTCAAGGTATGAACCCGAGAACATTAAACAGGCTAAGGCTGAGGTGAAGACATTCAAAAGGTATGTGCAATGTAAAGAGACCAACTACAGGATGAAACTAGCTCTAGTGGATTCTACTGGAAAAGTTCTTAGAATATTAGATAAATAAAAAAAGCCCTGATATTACGTCAGGGCTTTCTTGTTTTGCGTTCTATCAATACGGGAAGTTATTGCGCCTATACCACGTTAGCACCAATTAACAAGTAGAACCGTTGAATTTAACTTCAAATTCTCTTAGTTTATTGTATGCAAATTCTTTAGCATCTTCAAAAGTATCTAACACTTGAACTTCATGAGGTGAATCACTTAGTCTTGTTGGTAAATACATATGTGTGCAATATTTATGTTTTACCCTTGTAATCCAACAAATTGTTATTCCATTAACTACACCCATTCTTGCCCATCTCCCCATTTCATCAGATTCATCCGTGAAACTATATCTTTCAATCCATTTTATCATATACTTAAATTTAAAATTAAAAACTGGTGCTAACAGCAATTAACCAATAAGCTGAAAAGTACTGTGTTTGTTACAGCTCATCGGTTAGTTGCAAAACGTTATCTTCAATTATTTCATCGTAAAGCCAACCGATAGTTGTTTCATTTTTTATCAAAGTAACTTGAATTTCTTGTTTATCAAATTCCCATGCAACAACATAATCTTTATTCACGATAACTTTACCCCCTTTATTCATCTTCAAAAAGTGTTACTTGGTTTTTTAATGGAATGATTCCTTCTTTGTTAAATCCTATTTCTTTATGCGTGTAGATTTTTCCGTGTTCATTAAAAACTATTGTTTCATAATTATTATCGAATATATCTCTCAAGTAAAATACCTCAAACTGCTTTAAAACAATATATTGCAAGTTAGAGTATTCAATACATTGAGGATTCCATCTGCCTTTTCCTTTACTCTTGTAGAACACTTGATACTCTACTGCATGGTCATCGGAATTCAAAATAGAAGTCATGACAAAAAATTTAGCAATAAAATGTTCCTTGCCTTTATTGATTATGTCTTCTAATCTGTTATTTTTCACTAGACAAATATAGAAAACATTATTAACTAATAACTGCTTTTGTTAGATTTTTAGATTTAAAGTGAGGTGATGAAAAACAAGTTACCCCTTATCCCCTTAGATAAAAGATAACTGTTGACCATCACCATAACTGCTTCAGTTGAGTTTTTGAGTTTGTCGTTCGGCTTACAGGGCACACAAGTTTACGAAAGTACTACCTATAATTTAAGATGTTCGACTTTCCTTTTGAGTTAGTTGAGCCTTGTCATACAGGCTAAGACCTGCTTTATTTGGAATAGGGTATAAAACAAAAAACCCTGTAATAAGAGTACAGGGTTTTTCTTTTGGTTATATATTAGCCTTTCGGCAAATGTCCTAAGTTGTCAGATACTCTTATTATCTGTTACAAATATAATTACTTTAATTAAACTGACAAGTGATTGCAAGAAAAAAAAATATATATTTGCACGTACACAGTACATTTTACTAACCAGTACAGAGTTATAACTCGGTGCACAAAACAAATTAAACATGGCTGCAACTTTTAAATTGCCACAAATTGACTACGCTACGGTAGTTGTTGTAAACACGCCTGATACAGCTGATGCTGCAATCGCAGGTGGATTATTAACATTAAAAGATGAAGCAGGAACGAACGCTTTACAAGTACGTTTTGCTGACATCTTAAAAGCAAAAAAATATACTTATGCTGCAGGTACTGCTCACAAGTTATCTATTGCTTTAGCGTCTATTACTTTAACTGCTAGCAGAGAGTATACGCTACAAATCACTTTGCCTAACCGCCAAGATTTCTTCTTGTATGGTAAAGAAACTAACCCACTAGTTGCGTTACGTACTTATTCTTGGGCTTCAGGAAGTTCTGCTCCAACTGCTGCGCAAGTTGTTGCTGGATTCGTAGGTGTTATCAATGCTGATACTGAAGCTGGTGTTACTGCTTCTATCAACGGAACAACTTCTACATTAGACATCTTAGCTGCTTCTGCTGATGCTGGTGCTATCCAAGCTGTTTTCTCTGATTCAGGTG